TATATCTAAATAATTTACACATTCTATGAATATATTAAACTCATCACTATATCCAAGTGCTAATTCTTTTATATTTTCTTTTATTTTTGTACTATCTAAATAAAATAATTTCACAAGTTTATTATCATCTGTTTTTAAATTTTTAACATTATTTGATTCATCATTGGCATATAATGAATCAAATAAGTTTTTATCTATGCTATTATCTGAAGTATTGTTTAATTTATTTTTTATATAATCTAATATTTTCATGTGTTCCATTCCTTCATTTTATTTCTAAATAAATCTACATAAAACTTAACTTTATTCATTTTAAATTCAGTCATGCCAACTACATTTTCAACTGCAATCAACAATAATATTTCTTTCAGTTGTTTTGTAATATTTAATATAATTTCATCATGTATATTCGTTTCAAAATCTACAAGCCAACTATAAGTTTTTTCTATTTCTTTATCTATTACATTGTCTGTTATATTAACGTTGTTACTACCGTTGTTTAGATTATTTTCAATCAAGGTAAAACTTTCATCTAATTTTACCTTGATTTCCTTTAACAGGATTTTTCTTTCTTCTACCTTCATCATATTGTCTTTTATATTGTCATCCTTTATATATCCCATTTTTCGTTATTCCTTTCTTGATTAACGTTTTACAAGTTTATTTCTTCTTTTATTTCTACTCCATTAATTTCAAGTATCTTAGCCGTTCCATCTTTTGATATTTTTATTTTTACAGAAATTTCATATCCAAGATACGAAAGCATTTCAGTCACATCTTTTGGAGAACGTTTGTATACTTTTTTAAATCTTTCTATGATTTCCCAATTATCTTCTTTGTTTCTGCTAAAATAAATTTCTTCTATCATTTTTCATTCCCCCATATAAATTCCAAATCTTTGGCTCGTGTCGCTGCACTAATTACATCATTTCCATATCTTACGAATACATAATATTCGTTTGTGCTTGTAATAACGCCTTCTTCTTTTTGATTACTTTCTTCAAATGGTGTGTATATTACTTTTCTTCCGATTCCATCTTTCGCCTCTTCTAATTTCATTTTTATCACCTTTCTTGCTTCGCATTATTCTTTTATTCCTAATACTAATCCCTGGAACTCATATTCAATATTATACAAATACATAGCATAGTTACTTCGCATTATGTAATAAAAATTTGCTGTATCATTTATTTTAAACATGTAATTTAGTGCTTCGTTGTTCAATGTTATAATTTTATCTTTTGCATATTCAAATTGTCTCCTTCCTTCATAGTCTCCACCATGTTTTATATAGTTGTCTTCTGTTATTTCATTTATATTTAAATCTTTATGCATAAACTTATCAAATCCATCTATTACAAGTTTATTTTTTGGAATAGTTAATCTTGGATTATTTATCTTTATAAATCCCGATAAATTAGTAAGCCACTTTCCATTTAACCATTCATGATAACCCTTTCTTAATTCTTCCATTGCAGAATTTTCATAGCAACTCATGCAATATTTTTCCCATAATTTCATCTACCTATCCTCCCAATATTTATCAATACTTTGTTCCCATAACATGCAGTCACTTGGTTTGCTATCTCCAACCTCGCAATGTCTGACTTCCATGTCGCTGCAAGTAATACAATATATTCTTCCTGTTGGATTCCATAAATTAAACCCTGGATTTTCTTTTTCTAATATTTCAAGGCACTCCTTGCAGTTTCTGCACTGCAAGGTTTCATATTTTGAATAATTAACTTTATTAGAACGGCTCATTCCTTCGCCTCCTTTACCAACTTGAACATATTCTCAAACTCTTCATCAAAAATATCTAGTATTAAAAAAATATTGTTAATATTCAATTTGCCATTTTGTATTTTTTGGTTAAGTGCCTGCGGTGATATATTCATTTTTTTAGCAAGTTCGGATATTTTACATCCTTTTTGCTTAAGCTTGTATCTGAAGTATTCTCCATCAAATATAGTTTCCATTGTTATTCCTCTTTTCTCGCCATTAAAATGGCGATTCTTCGTTGATTAAATCTGACATATATTGTTCTTCTTCTAATGCTTTGTTATCTTGTAATTCTACCCATTCGGAAGATGAGTAATTTACTGGAGTTGATATTTGTGTTTCGTATGTGTCTTCTCGGTCTTCCATTCTGGTGAATTCTTCTGTGATAATGTTGATTAAATATTTTTCTACTTCAACTAAAAATTTTAAATCTCTAGTTGTTCTTTGAAAAAATGATTCAACATAACCTTTTTTAAAAGTTCTAAATATAAAAGCTGTACCTTTTTTCCCAAGTTGAGACCAGCTAAACATATTTTTTATTACTTCTTCATGTTGTAAATCAAATTCTATGTATTTCTCTAAGCATTCTTCTTTAAGTAATGATATTGCTGCTTTTTCTTCTTCAATTTTGTTAATATTTTCAATTACCTTTGTTGCCATTTCTAGTTTAGTCATAATTTTAGTTCCCCTTAAAATTAATTAGTAAGCATGTTTAAGCTCCTAAAATATATTATATTATATAAAACGCTTTCTGTCAACAACTTAATTGAGATAATGTTATTTATATTACTCCAATTAAAAGGAAATCCATATCTCAGCAACACGGATTTCCTTTTAATTGATTGTATTTTAAATTTATTTTATTTAATCATATGCTTACAACTATTGTGATGTATTAAAAAATATAAACTAGCTTTTGCATCATCTAATGGATTATGTTGTCTAAGTTTTTCCTTTTGTTCATTTTCAAAAAAATCATTTCTTGAAATATTTATATTAGATGGATTGCAGCAATCCATTAATGGAAATGGCATATCCAAACATCTTGATTCATTGTCTGATACAATAGCAGATAAGAAGTTTGTCTCCACTGGATAGTTGCAGTCAGAGTATATCAAGCACACTTCTTTATTTCTCATATAAAACTCATAAAATTTTGTTCTAAGTTCTTTAGTCGAACTAACTTTTGGCATATCTTTAAGATGTTGTAAAACATTTTTCCTTACCCAGTTATCTGTAATTTCTATGTCTACCATTAGTTCAAATCTTTCTATAATTGTACAAGCTCCAACAAAATCAACATTTGCAACTACTGCACCGACTGCAAATCCTTCGCCATATAATCCATCTGATTCAACGTCAAACATAAATATATTTTTACCCATAATGCACTCCTGTCTCAGAAGCGGTTTATAGATTACCGCAAACTTATTTTAATTTTAATTATTACAATTTTTAATCCTTTTAGCTTTTTCGCCATAAATCATGTTGTGTCCTTTGCTGTATAACCACCTTATTATTTTTGGAGACAATATATCTCCGTTTAATCCATGATGCTTTATCAAATTTATGTTGTCTTGGCTAACTTCTTTGTAATTGTCATAATGTTCCAAAAACCAAATCAAGTGATTAGCCGCTCTTCCTGCTCCAGATGATGGATTGTCTCCGTATCCATAGCTAATATGAAATACTAAATCTCTTTTGTCTATCTTAGCTTCTGGAGTTTTCTGTGTTAGATTTCTGAGATTTATTGCAGTTACTCCAGTTAGTTCACTTTTTTCTAACCATTTCATTTTAGTCATTTTGTTCCCTCCTAAATTTATTTCCAACATGCTTGTATTTTATACATTCTTTCTTTGCTTTCTACATCTTCCACAATTTTAATTTCGTCAAACTCAAGTTCTGACTCGTCTATCTTCTCGATTTTTTTTAACATATCTTTCGTTCCTGATGTTCTTTCCATGTGTACCTGCATTCCTTCATTCAACCATATTATTTTTCTAAACATTTTAGTTCCCCCATATAAATTTAGTAGGTTAAGTTTTGTTTATCTTAACCTCTAAATATAGTATATATATTAAATTAGTTTCTGTCAACAAGTATTTTAATATTTATTCACTCATCTCACAGTCAGTTACAAATACGTCAAATATGCTGATTCCATCAATTTTACCTTTTATTACAACCTTATCTCCAATGTTGTAATCTTCTAGCCCTTTGCGACTTTTCATTGAACAAGATATCGCATTATAGTTGTATCCTTTTAGCCTTATTAATACTGTGTCAACTAAGAAATCAGATTCAGTTATAGAATCAATTTCGCCTTTAATTTCAACATTTTTATCTTTGTACAAGTTGTTTGCTTTAATTTCGTTTTTCTGATATTCCTTGCTTAATTCAACAGCTGTAAGTTTTAATACTTTTATTGTCGGCTTCGGTGTCTTAGTTGGCTTTGCAGTAGCAGTTGAATTTGTTATCAATGTATTTTTTTGTGGTTCTATGTTTGCTTCTGTGTCTTCTGAAAATAAGTTTATTATAAATCCGACTCCACAGCATCCAAATATTATTACAACTGTTATTATTAAGATTATTATTACTTTTTTATTCATCAAAATTTCCTCATTTTCTATATTTTTTTATTGTATTGACAGATGATTTTACTTTAACTGATGTCTTTGGCTTAGCTGTGTTTATGTTGTAATTCCTATATGTAGAATGTATTGATTGTGTCACATTTGGAATAGTTGTCTTTGATGTGTTGACTCCAATTATGATTAATTTTATTACACATATTACAAATACAATTATCATTAAGATTACTATAATAGCCATTTTTCTATTCATTCTATTCATGTTAGCCTCCAAAATTATTTTTATTTAAAGTTGTTCAGTTCTCTTTACTCCATTTTCCTCAATTGTAATTTCTGTATATCCTTCTCTTTTTAAATCTCTTTTGTATGCTGCTATAGCTTTTTCAGTGTGACAGTTTACCCATTTACCACTGTCTATTGTTGGATATGCAAAATATTTATCCTTTTTTATTATTCTTCCACGCTTATTTATAAATGTATCTGACATAATTAATTCCCTCTTTTCTTTTTTTATTTTAGATCTATTTTCTTAATATCATATATTGTTATGCTTTTGCTATGGCTTGGACTATCACATAATCTTATAGCAATGCTGAATCCAATCGTCATAACAATTAACATCTTCATTCCATGGTCACCTGATATAATCAGGTTTCTTATATTTTCTAGTATGTGTAACATTTTTATCACCTCCGAAATATCTCACATAATCTGAATGGTCACGACCAACTAATTTATTAAATATGCTGTTTAATGCTCCTGCGTATTCTTTGCTGTACACACTACATTCTCTTAATTTTATGTTCAACTCAATCTCCAGATATGATTTTTCGTCTTTTGTTAATTCAATTTTATACATAATATTCATTATCCTTTCTCAATTTTATATTTCTAGTTACTTCAAGTGTACTATTTTTCTTGTTTCTCTAATCAATTCTATCCTTCCATCTAAATGTTTCATCTCTCTTTCTGTAACTGTTTCTTCTAATGCTTTTGCAGCAGAATATTTATTGTCAACTTTGTTGACTTGATAATCATTTTCTTGACTAACATTGTCTAAATTAATTATTGGATATTTTGCTTTGACTTGTTGTGGCTGCTGTTGTTGTTGGTTGTAGTTTTTGCCTTTAAATTCATGTGATAAGAAGCCGACTGCTATAAAGAATAGTGGTAATGCAGATATGAAAAACATTTCACATGTCATTGAGTGAGTGTATAGTTTCCCAGATTTAAATAAGATTATGTCAATTAATGTTATGACTGCTAATATAGTTAGTTTCAGTGTTCTAAAGTTTTTTGTAAATATATGATATATACCATAGAAGAAATATATCACGGATCTAATTACAAATTTGTTGAATGTTTTAATTATTGAATTTGTCATTTTCTTAGTTCCCCTTTAATTAATGTTTTATGATTTCGGACCAGTTAAGATAAAATCAATTGTCTATTCCATGAACTTTTTAACTATTCTAAACTTTGGTTTGCCTATCAACGTTCTTTGATAAACTCCCCATTCTCTGGCTGTCAATTCTCTCTCAATCCTGGTATTCCCTTTTTGCCAGCTCACAATGATTTTCTTTAACTGTTTCCCTTTTCTCTCTACCTTGTCAAATACAAAGTCAAGTTCGTCAAGCTCATCATATGTATCAATCTTATATTCATTCTTCATCATCTTAGTTCCCCTTTCTAACTTTAGATTAACTTAATTACAAATTAATTCATTTTCATTTTTTAATTCTGCCTTTTGTTCTCCATAAAAACAATTTAAAGGGTCTTTTAATTTATTCGCAATACTTTTCAAAAATACATCTTCCAAATCACTTTTCAATTGTCCTATGTCATTGCACAACCTTCTAGTTTTAACACTTAGTTTATGATTCTTAGGTAATCTATTATTAGTTTGAGTTGTTATCTTAACCATGTAGTTATATAATTTTTTAACGTTTTCACCTAAAATAATAATGTCTTCTGGTTTACATTGTTCAAGTTTATTGTTCATTCTCGTCACTTCCTTCCCTTTCCTGGCTATGCCAGCTACATATAACTTCTTATGATTTCCTTTGGGTCTAGTAAGTTTTTACCAACTGATTTCATTCCCTTAGGTAGTTTTTCTATTACTTCTTCTTCTGTATCTCCAGTAACAACTAAATGTGTTGCCAGAATTTCCATTTTTTCAATTGAGTATAATCTCGCATAAAAACACTTATCTCTATAGTCTATGTCAGTATTATTTTTGTCGAATACTGTAATAATTTTAACTTTAAACATGTTTAGATAATGGTTAAAGTTATTTAAAATAATATCACCTGTCATTTTTGTTTGCCTCCTGTTCTATATTTCCTATATTGTACAAATGTTTAAGTCCATACAATATACATTCTAAGATGATAGTATTTCTATTTTTCTTTTGTATGTTTACTAAAACTAACTCGTCTAATACAAATTTGATTGACTTGTGCATATATACTGGAAATATTGCCGTGTCTTTGTTTCTTTTTTTACTTTTTGAAGATTCATTTTCTTTCATACTTTACCCCTTTCATTTTGTAGTCTATGTTGATTTTATAATACTATCTTAAATTTATTATAATACTATTTAAATATTATTGCAATAAAAAATAACTTATTTCTAAGTTATTTTTTATTGATTGTATTTTGTTAGCTGTTTTTCTTTTTGAATATTTCATATGTTGCCTCTGACATCTTGCCATTGTCTAGGTCTTTCTTTGCTTCTTGGAGTACTACTTCTTTAGTTCGTTTTGCTTTTTGAGTTATTAGATAAGCTGATAGCTTTTCTTTCCTTTCTTGTTCAGTCATGGTTATTAACCTCCTTGATTGATATTTACCCACATTTTAATTAAAACTTCTTTTTGTATGACCTCATCAAATTCTCCGCCTTCAATTTCAGTATCTTGTATTTCAGTAGAACCTTCAGACCATGTTAACATATAATGCTTGCCTTCTATTTCTGCAACACCTTCGTAATATGTTGACCACCTGTCTTTTTCGATTATTTTCTTATCATTGTAACTCATAACATATATTAATTCTTTTACTTCTTCACTGCTTAATGTTACGCTTTTTTCATTAATTATCATCTTAGTTCCCCTTTGAAATTTAGTAGATTATTTCTAATCTCTAATTATAGTATATATATTAATTTAGTTTCTGTCAACAATTAAATTAAACTTTTTTATCTGGTATAAATTTCAAAATATCTTTTTTTAGTTCTTCAAATGTTATATTTTCTTTTATGTTTACTATATGTTTCATTAAGTTACCATAATTACAAATAAATACTTCTTTGTTCCATATTTCTATATTGCGTGAAATTATTTTATAATCAATCCAGCGTTGGCAAACTTTGTCTAAATTATCAGTAACCATAACAATTTCTTTATCTTCGTATTCTCCATCTATTAATATAAAATTTTTTCTTTTAATTTTTCTCGATATAAATCACATTGCAGACGATATCCTTCAAGTTCCCATATTTTATTTTTTGCTTCTTCTTCAGCTATTTGTTTTCCTATTTCAGAATCAAAGTTTTTTACATCAACACATGCAGATGTTCCAGTAACTTCAAATCCATTTTTCAGCTTCAGGCAGCAGATTGTTGTTTTCTTATGTGCTCTAATGAAAACTTTTTCTAAGATTAAATTTTCTATCATTTCTTGTGTAATTTTATTATCATTCATTTTAAAACCTCACTTTATTTATTTATATTAAATCATATCAAAACATATGAAAATATCAAATATTTTATGTGTAAAACGATATTTAATGTGAAAATGTGATAATTATACATATTGGGATTTATGCCGATTAAAGTAAATCTGTTGTGTTTTAGGATATGCTTATCTGATTAAGTAAAAGGTGTATCTTTTTTTTAAAAATAATAGCACTTTTATAAATATATATTAATCTTTACAATAAAAAATATATATTTATCTTTACAATAAAAAATATATATTATATAATATATATTAATCTTTACAAAAATAAATATATATTAAGGAGAAATAAAATATGAAAACCGAAGTAATTATGAAAAGACCTTTGTTTGGAATTGAAATATCTCAAAAATCAAAAACAGAATTTTTGTCAGCAACAGACTTAGTAAGAGCAGGAAATAAATGGAGAAATGAAAATAACCTAAATGACTTTAATTTGTCTTTATGGTTTACACAAAAAAGTACAGTAGAATTTATGGAAGAATTAAATAAAAAATATGGAGTAGTAAAAATTTCAGGGAGAGGAAGAGGCGTTCATACATGGGTACATCCATTTTTATTTATAGATATTGCTCTTGCTATATCTCCAAAATTAAAAATAGAAACATACGAATGGCTATATGACCATCTTTTAAAATATAGAAATAATTCTGGAGATTCATATAAAAAAATGTCTGGAGCCTTGTATAATAATTGCTCAAATAAAAGCGAATTTGCAGATTTTATTAAAAATGTTGCAAAGCAAATACAAAATGCTTGTGGAATAAATAGTTGGGAAGAATGGCAAAAAGCAGATATAGAAACATTACAAAAAAGAGATAGAATGCATGAAAATATAGCATTGTTAACAGATATATTGCCACTTAACGAAGCAGTTAGAATAGGAATACTCAAGTCGTAATTATTGAAATATTCCCTAATGTATCAAATCACATAAGTTATTCAAGTTTATGTGTTTCAATGCACATATTCGATTGAGTTTATGTGATTTGTATTTATTAGACATAAAAAAAGACACTTCCGAGATGTCTTTTTTTATCCTGATAAAGTTTTAGCGGGAACTAAAATATCAAAAATAACATTGAAAACATTAATTAATTGTAATTATATGTATCCGTGGGGATATTGTCAATATTATTTTATTTTATCTAATAAACTAAAAATACAACTTAAATAAGTTGTATTTTTTAGAATTCTTTAAATTCTTTTACTAATCTAGCATACTTATTTGTTTAAATTCTTTTTTTAAGATTCAAACATTGATATTTGTTTTGGTATTAGCAAATCAATAACATTGGATTTCCCTATAAATTTCGCATATGGTTCAATCTCAATTTGCAATATTTTATATGTTTCTTTAGCATCTTTATTTTCATCTATGCATTTATGTATTATTTCCTGCATTTTTATTTCTGCTGTATCTAAATAAGATAATTGATGTTTAGTCATACAATCTCGTTTATTAATATTTGTAGTTATTTGTATATCAAATAAAGCTTTATTTATCATTCTTGTAATATTAGAGTATAATAAGTTAGGTTTCTTTACATAAGTAGAATCGGGATTATTTTTGCAGTGTTCTTCGTGTAATTTTTTAATAGCATCTGTAAATTCTTTTCTTGATTCTTTTCCTTTTTTTCTTGTTTCTATCCATTCTTGATTCTGTTGTTGTAATTTAATTTGCAATAATGCTTTTCTCATTGATACAAATTGTCTTGATATTTCTAATTTAGCTTTCATGACCTTAGTCATTTCATTTGGCTTAGTTCTCATGTTCGTAATTACAAATATGTATTGTTCCTCATTTAAATAATATATCTTTTTGGGAGCTCCTCCCTTATCTGTAATTTCATGTTTTACGATTTCAAATCGCAAAACCCCCAACATTTGTAGTTCTTTTTCGTAATTTATTACCACTTTAATAATTGTTTGATGTTTTCTTTCTAGTTCTTGAGCAATAATATTTGTAGCTACATAAATTTCATCATTTTTAATTTCTACTAAATTATTCAATATCAACACTCCTTATAATTTTAATGCTTTAATTGTAACGTAATTACCTTATAAGGTCAATATTGAATAGTATAAATCTTATTAAAGTTTTTCATATAATATTTTAATAAGACTAAGAATATTTATTTTTATTAAAGTACATTTAACTTTGTCCAATTAAATAGAAATCTGTTATCCTAATTTCAACTTTGAACATCTAAGCAACATAATCTCATGCAATATACTTCTCATTAAAAATTTGCTACCTAAAACAACGTTTTAAATTATTTTCACATAATTACACTATCTAAACAAAACACGTCTTAAAATGCAAAATACTGCGTCAAACAAATATCAGATTTACTTTTAACTGGAGATGTATTTTTTTATCTTGTTACACTCTATTTTCTTATAAAACATCCATTTTTGTAAAACTCGCTAATAGCTTGAAACTTAACTATAAAAAAACTTGTTACACACCTACACGATTGTTATAACTTAAAAGTTAATTTAAAAATAGTGCTGTAACAAAAACAAAAAAAATGTTTTCAATCTATTAGCTAGCTTGGATACTAAAGCTAGTGTAACGAAAAGTCGATGTTACAAAAAAAAAATCTACAATTCAGCATTCATCAATATTAGAGTGCTATGGCTTGCTGTAACAAAAAAATCAAAACACACACCCCTATATATAATATATATATAATTTTATAATTACCATTATATGTATTTTCTCCATTTTGCATATAGGGTATTAACATTATTTTTTGTTACACTGTTACACTTATATATATTATTCTTATAATGTACTAATATATATGCATATAGGGCTTTTACCCTGTAACATTTTATGTAACTGAAAGTGTAACAAAAACACTGTTTAAAGTAGTTGCATAAGTAAGTGTATTTTATTGCTTACATTTTTTAGGATATTTTTTGGTATACATACTAATTTATTTATATACATTATATGTAATATACCATTTTTTATATATAGAAAGTGTACAAATTTTACTAGTTTTATGTATTTTATTGCTGTAATATATTTGCTACAAAAAAGACATTTGTAAAAATGATAAAAATGACAAAACACGTGTTCTAATTGCTGCCAATAATTTCCTTTAATTGGATTTCGTTTTTACTCTTTACAAATCAAGTTTGTTATTATACAATTTACTAGATAATGTATTAGGTAAAACTATTGATTATAAATTGGGGGAAATTAAAATGAAATGTCAAGTATCAAATGAATTATTTGAAAAAGCTGCTGAAAATAGGTCTTATAAAATAGCAAATGTAGTTTTTGAACCAGACACAATGAAAATGCTTGAAAAATTACAAACATGTTTTGGCGAAAAGAAAATATCTAGGTCAAAAGTAATAAGACTATTAACTCTAGACTTCTGCACTAAAAATGGGATTGAGGTGTAGTTATGACTACTCAAATTTGCAATCCCTCTCAATTAGAGGGAAAACTTAGATATCCTCATAACTACGAATACAAATATCATGAAGATAAATTTTTAGATGGGACATATGTTTATATAGAAAATGGTGAAGCTCCACCAATATATGAGCATTTGTGCCATCAGAGAATAAGTGTAACAGGAAAATTTTATTCAATTGAAAATAATAGTTATTGTTTTGAAATAAAAGTTGAAGATGTCTTCACTAACGAATATGGAATAATACAATCAAAAACAAATGTTGAAATATGCAGTGGTTCAACATTAACAGCTAAAAATTCTATAATTAAGTTTTTATCAGATAAATTAGACATTTCAATAACAGAACTTAACTATAAACATTATGTTAAATTTTTTGTTGAGTTTTTAAAAATTAATAAAAATAATTTAACAACAAAAAAGTCAACTTCAAGATTAGGATGGCATGATGATTTATTTGCTTCTGTAGATTCAGAATTATGTTACGATTTTTCTTCGGACAGTGGTTCATTTAGAAGCATGACTAATAATGTAAAACCAAAGGGAACGCTTAAAAGGTGGAAAGAAGTTATAAGAAGATATACTGCATATAAAGATTTTAATTTCATAATGGGAACATCTATGGCAAGTGTATTATTAAAACCTCTTGGAGTAAGAAGTTATACAATCATTCCAATGGGCGATAGTGAAAATGGAAAAACATTCGCAGCTCATTGCGGATTAAGCATATATGGAAAACCTAGCTTTTTAAAAATTGGATCTAATGATACACAAAATGCAATATTAGAAAAAGCATATAGGTATCAAAACATATGCTTATTGATTGATGATCCTTATCGAAAAGGTAATGATAGTAAGGGCGTTATTGATTTTTACGCAATTGCTAATGAAAAAAATAGAGGAAGGCTAAACAAAGAATCCCAGTTGACTAAAGAAAAAAGCTGGAGACTCACAAGTATAATAACTACTGAATCTGCATTGATAAAAGATAATGCACAAGCCGGAGAACACAATAGAATACTGGAATACTATACGAAAAAAATGTACAAAAAAGAAGACCAAAAGCAGGTTGAAAGAGATTATGAACATCTGGAAGAAAATTATGGCTTAGTGCTGCCAATGGTTATAGACCTATTAAAAGAAATACCTATTGACCAATTAAAGCAGATATTGTTCTTAATTGAAGATGCTTTAAGTGATAAATTTGAAAACGGAAAACTCAAGGCACATATTAAAAGTGTAGCTATGTCTTGCTTAGGTTCATATATTCTTAATAAATATTTTCTTGAAACAAAAAAGGAGGACAACAAATTACTTATGGAGTCAATAGAACTCGGAACATTTATTCTTGACAAGCTTATCGACAAAAAGGATTCTGTAACAGGTAAGGTTGCATTAGAAGAAACATATAACTTCTTCTCAACTAATTATCAAAAGTTTCAAAATGACGTGTTAAACGAAAGATTTGGAACTCTAAATGAATCAAAGATTATTTTCATAATTGCACCACTTAAAAAGTATCTTGAAAATTTAGGATATAACTTTAAGGATTTCAAGAAATATGCAATTGATAATAAATTAGCAGAATATAAACAATTGCGAATAAATGGAGTTGCAACATGGAGGCTTGTAATACCTCTAGAACAACCAAATGATAATAATGACAATAATACTACAAATAAAAAGATAACACTATTTTACACAGATTATAGCTCCTTAGAAGTTAAGTCTGTGACTTTAGACATGAACAATAAAAAAGATGTTGCATGTCTTGACACGGATATAAAATATTTCAAAATTGAGAATAACAACATAATTCCATTTGATTTATCAGAATATATTGCAAAAGATGAAAAAGCTGTCGAAATATTAAAAGAATACGCAGAGGAAAAAGAAGCAAAAATTGCTATAAATAGGGGAAATGATTTGTCGGCAATGATAACAGAAAATGAAATTGAACAGTCGAATGAAGAACTATTAGAGTTTGACATTAATACAGGAGAACTCAAAGAAGTCAAAGTTGTAGAACCTAATCGTGTTTACATATCTCGAAAAACGTATAATATAACAACACCACGTTTTACAGTGTCGACATATAAAAGTATTTATGTACAAAATTTGACACGACTAGGTGTCCGGTTAGGAGAAAACATTGAGAATTTAATTTTAAGATTAGCTGAATCGGCTAACTTGAATTTTGAATAAATAAAACATGAAAAGGAAGTGTAATCAAATGAGTCACATGATATTTGCACGTAAAAATTCAAAAGATAAGACAGATAACGAAATACTATTTGATGGAATAGAAATTGCAGAATTAAATTATAGTATGTCAAATAATAATTCATATATACCATATGCATTATTGAATTCGTTAGAAAATCATGGCGGAGTTTCTGGAAATGGTGAGAGGAAAGAATATACTTTTGAAGATATTCAAAATGCATTAAAAAATATTGAAAAAGTTAAAGATTTTTTTACACAAATAGAAAAAGAAATGGATAGTGATAATTTAAATAAAATAACTATATGGTGGGGATAAAATGAATATATATGGGGACAAAGAATCAGATCAGAGAAATGAATTAAAAGATATGAAAATATTATTAGAAAAATTAAATAAAAAGATTGATACTCAAAATATGTTAATTCTAATATATTTTATTCTATTGATTATTTGTATAGGTGCGATACAGATATAAATAAATTTAAAGAGACTGGAGAAATTTTATATGGACAACACATTCACAAGCAACATGAAAGACATCAAGGAGATGCTTGAAAAGTTAAACAAGAATATTGAAACACAAAATAAGTTAGCTTTTATTAATTTACTGGATACTAAAGACCCGATGAGAATAAGGCTGCTTACGCAGTTAAGAAATGAGTTGTTTTAGAAATGACAAATAAGGAACTATATAAATATTATAAAGATAAGAAAATATGTCCATGGTGCAAGAAAAACAAAGCAGTCAAGGGAAAAGTAAAATGTCTTATATGCTTAATGGATGATAGAGAATACAGAACACAAAAGAGAGAAAATTTAAAATTATTAAATAGTAGGTGAAAATAAAATGATGAATGATAGATTATATGATTTTATTGCTAATAATATGCATACTTTTGATAAGCAAACTAGAATGTTATCAATTGCTAATATTAAAAATATGAGCAATGATTATTCAGAAGACGAGTTGAATAAATATGATACTCAAAAATTAATATGCTTAGAACAAATAATTAAATATGGAATAGGAATAGAAAAACATGATAAATTAATAGACTTATCATATAAAGTAGATTTTAATAGATTTTTAGCAATATTAAGACTACAAACCGAAACAAATATTTATAATAAAGATAAATTAGTTAATATGTCAAAAATAAATTTAGTTATAAAAGATTAATTAGAAAGTGGGAATTAAGATGAAAATTTTAGATTATTTATATGAAAAGTTTCAAAAGAGTATTACGCCAAAGCAAAAGATGATTGCAATTTTTACTAGAAAAAAGATGATATATAAAATAAAAAAGACCTTATCATAAGGTCTTTTTTATAGTTAACTTTTTAACTGTGAGTAATTCATTTATAGACTTACCGTTTTTCAATTGCACTTCTAATATTTCAAGTGCAGTATCTAGCAACACTGATTGGTTGAGTCTAGTGATTTCCTTTAACCGGACAATCCTTTGTACTTCATCCGGATTAACTTTAAATGTTTTAGTAATGTCGAATTTATTTCTATTAATTAAACTTTTCATGATATCGTGTCCTTTCTATCTTCAAAATTACTTTCATATTCCTCCCATGACCTAGAAAATTCATGATTGCCAAAAGCTTCCTTTAATCCAGTTATTTGTTTAAGTCTCAATACTTCTTCAAATGACATTCCTAGCTTTTTACATATATATTCATCTGTCCACCCACTACTTACTAACTCCAATACAATTCCACTCATTGACTTTATTTTATGAGTTCCTCTCGCTCTGTTATGTCTTATTGTGCTTCCTATTCTTTCGTCAATTTCTTTATCTATTGTTGTGACTGGAAGCCTTCCAAATGTTCTTTTATATATATCCTTATGCTCATTACATATTCTATTTCTATGAAACCCATCAACTATCTCTCTGTTACCTGTATCCATTTTATAGGTTACCACTGGTTGAGTATATCCATCTGACTTTATTGATTCATAAAGTAATTTCATCTCAGGTCCAGCAACTTGGTTTGGATTATATTCATTTGCTTGTATATTTTCAATTTTTTCCCATAGCACGCAGTCAATAGGTTCATTGATTGGTGATATTTTATGTAAACTACTTTTAATCATATTTAATGTATCTATTTTATTATCATCATCAAGTAAACTTATTTCATCAATTATTATTTTTAAAGCCTCTTCTATTTTATTGTTCATTTTCAATTTCCTCCTTTAGTCTTGCCATTTCCTTAGTATTTGTAGGAATTGACAATAATTCTTTCCATTTTGATTTTAAATTTCTCATGTCATTTTTGTCTGCTTTTGTAATTCCATAGTTGCATCCAGTTAAAGCAAAATCATTTTTTTCTATACATTTGGCTATTCTTTTCCATTGAATCCATCTTCCATTTTCTCTTCCTATTATTTCTTTTACAGTTTTTTTATCGATTTCATCAGGTATTTCGCTTTGATGTTTTATTCTGTTTTCTTTAATGTAGTGGTCAATATATATTCTTATTTTTCTATAGTAATGCTTTTCTAACTCGTTGCAGTATAGACCAAGGCTTTCTAATAAAAAAACTGTATATTGCTCCCATGTCATATGATTTGGTTTTTCTGTTCCATTGTTTCCTAATAAAGTTGTTTTTGCATACAATGCCCCAAAATTAGCTCCAGAAACTCTATTAACAATTTTTTCCCATGTATCAGGTTCAAATTTAGCCCATTGGTTTAAACTATTTTTTTGTGACAATCCAAATGGCTGAGCTATCCTAGATTCATGAATTGACATTCCAGACTTAAACATTAATTCATACACATAATTATATGAAAAATTGTATTTAGAAACACATCCCCATATATCTTGAGTTGACCAATCATAGATAGGATAAAAACTATAGCAACCATTAAAATTATCTGTACTCCAATATAAATTTTTATACATATTTTTGCCAAGGGCAATAGCCCTAAACCTATTCAGACTTTCATCTGCTCTTATACCTTGTAGATTTGCAATCTTGTTAGTTTTGTTTATATGCTTGTACCAATTTGTAAAAGCCTCAAACATTCCCCTAAGGAACAAATCATTTACAAAATATTTATCAAAATTTTCAGGATAATTATTTTTATTAATTGAATCTTTTGGTAATTTTCTAACCCATTTCTTTTTAAATTTTTCATCCCAAGGATACCAGAATCTATCAAAAACACTAGTAGCATTATTAGCCTTAAATGACCAACATATGTGATAGAAATTTTTAATATTTGACAACTTTTTAAGTTCATATATATGATTTATAGTAGCCTCATATTGGGCTTCGTAATCGATAAACATAACATCAAAAGTTCTATTTCTTTCAATAGCTACTTTATTTAATAATTGAACTAATGTACTGCTATCTTTTCCACCAGATAGGCTTATGTATATATGCTCAAATTCATCAAAGATTAAATTAATTCTTTCAATTGAAGCATCATATACATTTTTATTAGTATATATTTTACCCATGTTCCCACCTCCATTTATATTAATATAATATTACTTTATATTACTTTTATCAATACTTTTATCATTCTTATAATAATCAATCCACTTCTTAAAATTCTCAACCATGGATTCTTTTTTAAATAAGCAATTCAATATTTGTCTATCTACCGTACCAGTTGCATATATGTCATAAATATAAACTTCATCTTCCTGTCCAATTCTATGTATTCTGTCTTCTGATTGCATTCTTGTAGCAAAATCAAAATCATTCGAATAATAAATAGCATTTCTACAAAATTGAAGATTAAGCCCATATCCTGCACATGTTTTATTTGCTATAAAAAATTGTGTTTCATTGCTAAATTTATTTATAGCCTCAATTCTATTTTTCTTTGTTACTGCTCCGTAAAATTCAACAACTGAATCAGATCCAAATCTATCTTTGCAATATTGAGAAATCATTTTTATTTCATCAGTGTATTTACACCAGATGATACACTTATCTGTTACTATCCAGTTATCTAAAGTTTTAATTAATTCAATCATCCTTGGATTATCCATATAATCTTTAAAAAATGGTTTAGTCTTAATTCTATCTTTATATTCAGATACAATTTTTCTGCCACTCACAACATGTTGCAATGCTGTAAATAAACGATATATTGTTGTAGAATCATATTCATCAACTTGCATTAAAAAAGCATCTAGTACTTCGGCATAATGTTCTTGTTGCTTGCCAGTTAAATAAAATCTGTACTCTTTATAATGCTTAGTTGGCAAACTTAGACAATCTGATTTCTTCACCTGATAAGTATATGGTGCTATTTTCTTACTAAGATAGTCAACATTTAAGGTTTTTCTTATTCTGCCATAATCATCATATTCAAGATGATTAGCAGCAAATGACCAAAACGATTTATATCCTAGTATTCTCCAGTCTAAAATATACCATTGAGAGAATAAATCAGCTTCATTTTTGCTTACTGGTGTTCCATTTAAAATAAGTTTGTATTGACATAATTCTGCTAGTCTTTGTATATTTTTAGTCCTCATTGCTGAAGGATTTTTGACTAAATTAGATTCATCTATCACAAGATAAGTTTTATATTGACTAACTAATCTAAGTAATAATGAATTTAATCTAATCGAGCTTGATAAACTTTCTATTCCATATACAAAAATAATATTTGAATAATCATCCCCAATATGCTTATTCAACTCTTTGACTATTTCTGACTTAACAGAACAAGGACATAACCATAAAACTTTATCAACCTTATTATTTTCTAATCTAAGATTGATAAGTTCTAAGGCTGTCCTTGTTTTACCTGTGCCTTGTTCCATATATAAAGCACCAATCTTTATCTTGGACAATTTTTCTATTGCAATAGACTGGTGCTCTAATAATTTAGATAACAGTTTCATTTTAATTGGAATCCTTTAAGTCATCTAAAATATCAACATTGCTGTTTAATATTTCTTCTAACTTATTTAATTCTTTATCTCTATTTTTTGAGGATAATATTTTTTCAACTTTGAAGCTATCTTTATATTTTTCCATAGCTTCAACAGCCATTGGAGAAAACTTATATCCAAACATATCAGCAAAGTCTTTAACCTCTTTCCATGCTGATAAGTCAATATGTGTTTTTCCATTAACATATTTTTGTGTTGGCAACTTTCTACTTTTCTCATAGTTATTTATGACTAGTTTTTTATCTCTTGAATTAAACTTAATCCACTTAGTAAATTCTGGTATAAACATTGCGTTAATAGCTGATTGAATAACTTTATCATTTTCAAATTTTACAGGATAACCATTTTTAAGAAAATGATTTCCGACTTCTGAAATTCTATCAATTGCATCATTATTTAATAATTCAAGTTGTTTTTCCCATTTATAACTACCACTATTCCATTTATACCCATCTAGTCTTTTTATTAAATCAACCATATCTCTATCATAATCAAACTTGACTTCGATAGATTCTTTATTTGAAGTTATTTCAACAACATTATGAGAAATTTCGTTTTCTGGATGAACAATTAATTCTTCGTTGATTTCATTCTCTATTTCTTTTTCAACTTTATTTTCAATAGATAGTTGAATATAAAGCTTATAGAACATACCTAACACAATAATAGTCTGCAAGCTTCTATTATCTATATACCATTTTGCAGATTTAAAATTATTAATAATAAAATCAACTAATTCTACTGAATTAATTTGTTTCATATTTGAAAATACACTCATCTCATTTTCAAATACTCTAAAGTTTCCATTTTCAGAATCAAGATAAATAATTTTATTATCTATATAATCAATCCATTTTTGTCTAAGCGTATTTGCCCAGATAACTTGTTTTTCACTACCTGATAATGCAGGCAATTCCATTTCTTTTGATTTTTCAGCAGCAGCAGCATTTTCTTTTTCTACTTTTCTTAAAAACGCTTCTTTGGCACATTCTTCGCAAAGGTTGTCAAATTTACCATCTGCAATATATTGTCTGTTTTTTACTGGTCCAATTATATTTACTTTTCCTTCGTGCCCACATCTGAATTCTCCATAATACCATGCCATAATTAATACCTCCAAAAATTTTATTTTTTTATCATATAATAATTATACTACTTTATATTACTTTTGTACATACTTTTTAAAAATATTATTTATCATAATTATCAAATTAGCCTCACAGTTTTATTTAGTCTTACATATATCCATTTAAAAATCTGTGTTGTCTCCATAACCTCGATAATAAAAATAACGCCTGAACACTGCTGTATCACTACAATACAAGCGATAGCTTGAAAGCATTGATATCACTGCATTTGAATAACATTAACATGTTTATAGATTTTTGAGTTGAAAATTAGACTAAAATAAAAAGACTATGGATAAGTCTTTTTATTTTAAGATACTGTCAATTATAAATTTGTTGAAATTATTTTTTGAATTTAGTTTTGATAAGTATACTATATCTTTAAATGCAACTATGAAGAATATTACTGATGAAATTAATGTGATATATAAAAATTCTTGATAGTCTATTGCATGTGTGAATGTGATACCTATACAGAAACTGCATAATATAGTTTTAATTACTAGCAGATACATTGCTACACCTCTATTTTATTATTTATTATATATTCTATAAACTTTTTTAATATAAAGAAAGCACAATTTTTCTTTTCTTTTATAAAAAATATGTCCATGTCAAAATCTCTTTTTAGTGAATTCAATGAACCTTTGTAACAATTCGGATGAAAGTTAGATCTATAGTTATGATTTTCAATATCTGCATACATTGCATCTTCTATCATCAATAATATCCTTGCTCCAATTTCATTAGCTCGTCTAAATTCGTTTTTGAATCGTTCTCTTTTATTAGGTTCACCTTTTTTGCCAGTTTGAAAATTACTAGCCAATTCATTTAAACGTTTTCTTTCTACGGCAATTTTTTTTGTGAAGTCTAACGGATTTCCTTTTAATCGGAATCCATAATCACCAAAATTAAGCTTTTCTCTATAAAATTTTATATTGTAGTTTTTTAGGACTCTAGCAATATGCCAGAAGTCCTGTTCCCTTGTATCTATTATTATTTCTATATTACTTAATATTTTCTTAACCATTTTAGTTATCTCCCTGAACTAATTCTAAAGTTATATAAATGCTTGCACACAATATGATACATAAACATGTTTTAAATCCTTCAGTTAAAAGTAAATCTATAATCATGTTAGACACACCTCTCATCACCTAATATTTTTTCTTTTGATTCAAGCATTGGGACCTTTACAAATGTATATTCCCTATCATTTTTCAATACAATTTCTCCTGGTTTAGTTGCTCGCATATCAACTATATCCAACACAACTTTAGATGCTGTTCCATCCGCAACAGGTAGACATATTCTGTTAGGCATATTTGTCTTTAGTGTATTGGGAATAATATCTATGCTTGGATATTGTGTAATAACAAATATTCTAAAACCGCTACTTCTACCTTGTTCCAACAATTTTTTTAACATCTTTGCAAATGCTGACTTCTTATCAAAATGTGCAAATTCTTCTACAATGATTAATTGATAACCTAACTTATTAGGCTCATTTTCATTGTATTTTTCTATGTCTGTATATCCAAGTTTAGCAAATAGGTTGTTTCTTGTGTTCATTTCCTGCAAGCAACTTACTAACTGTGCTTCCATTAGATTGTCTTCACATGAATATCTTACATTTTTGTATCTCTCATAATATTTTAAACCCACTTTTTTAGGGTCAAACAAATGAAGAAATACATTGTCTTTTCCAGCTGTAAAAATACTACACAGCATAACATCTATTAAATTACTCTTACCACCTCCAGTAGTACCGGCTATTAGCCAGTGAGTATTTTTGATTAAGTTTATTATTTTTTGTTCTCCATCTTCTGTATATCCAAGTAAGACACACAAATCATGTTTATCATTTACAGCCTGTTGAATATCCTCAAATCGGTAAATATTGTCCTTCTTTGCAGTTGATAATTCGACATATCCATCTTTAGATTTCAAAGTAAATACCATACCTAGTTGATGACTGATTTCCTTTAACTGGGATTCCCAGTCTTTCAACATGCTATTAGATTTTATAATAAACTTTATATTTACAGGATTTTCTTTTTCTTTTATTTCTTCTATGTTAAGTTTTAAGTTTTTACATACTTGATTTATTCTACTTATTAGTGTATTCTCAACTTTTTTTGTTAATTCTACGTTTTTATTTATGTTAATTGTCGAAATTACATCATTTTTCATATCAATTATTGGTTTATCAATTTTATTTTCAAAGTTACAATCCTCAAAACAAATTATAACTTTTTGAAAACTTTTATAAAAATCAATTTTAGTTATTTCTTTGTTAAATATAATTTTTAGTTCTTCTTTTTTAGTAGTCCATTTATTTAATAGATAAGTGTTTTTTAAAATTAAATCATTTCCATGTTTTTTTATCAATTCTGTTTCAATGTTAACCTTTTCAAATTTTTTCTTTATCTTTTTATTTATATTTTCAAATTTTAAAATATTTATCATAACTTCAGGTACTGGAACAATTAAGAATAAAAATATGAATATTAATTTTTCAGTTGCAATTGTAGGAATAGTTGATATCATTATCATTATAAATAAATATATTCTCTTCTTTAACAAGCTACTTTTCTGGAATAATTCTTTTATTCCAGAAAAGTATTTTTTCATAAATTCAAGCAAATCAAACTCTTTTTTATTATCATTTTTCATTTTATTATCCTCTTTAATTTTTATTTTTTTATCATGTGAAATTGTAAAGTGTTTTATCATGTGAAATTCTACCTTGCGATACCTTGCGAAATTTTATTTATTACCTTGCGAAATATCAACATTACCTTGCGAATTCGCAAGGTTCAAAACCTTTATTTTTTTATTCTCAATTATAATTTTACCTTGCGATTTTAATTCATCTTTAAATTTTCTCAACTCATATGATGTTAGATTGAACATATTCTCAAGGTCTGAATTTGTTTTCTCAACATAACCTTGCGAATTTCTCAAGGTATTTATCAAGTTGAGAAATTCATTTTCACAAGATGGCTTATTAAATTTCGCAGGGTTAGTTGATACAAAATGGGTATACCTTGCGTCGTCTAATGCAGTCATATCAAGTGTCGCAATGTCTTTCACAGGGTTATTTGAAATGTCCGTATTTTCATCAAAAACTTTTTTGTTACCTTGCGAATTCTCAGGATAACCTTGCGAACCTTGCGATTCTACCTTGCGAATACCTTGCGAATTCTCAATGTTACCTTGCGATACCTTGCGAATACCTTGCGAAAAAACGAGGTTACCTTGCGAATCATCTTGCGATTTCTCAAGGTCTACCTTGCGAATTTTTTTACTACCTTGCGAACCTTGCGAAATAATTTTACTACCTTGCGAATTACCTTGCGAAATTTGTAAATTACCTTGCGAAATTTTTATGTTTTCCTGATACAAATTTTCAATTCTCATGATAAATTTATAAGAAAAGTTGAAAAATATTTTTGACAAGATTCCTTTATATAAATTTTCACTAGAATTTTTATTCAACATTTTAAAATCTTGGGCAATTGCTATTGCAAAAATTGATATAAAATCTATTGAAATACATAGTACTAAAGTTGTGATCATGTTTATCATGTTGCCATTATTTTTTCCTGAGAAAAAAGTGTAATTTCCATATACACTTATTCCAAGCAACATATATTTTAAGAAAATAGCCTTTGAAGCGTGTTGCCTAAAATGTTTTTTTACATTTGTATCCTGTTTGGATAGCAGAAACACTGTAAACTGAATCATGATTATTGCTGAGACAAAAGAAACAAGCTTAAAAGTATTTCCAATAAATAATTCATATAACCCAGCTATTGTAAGACAAGTTGAGATTATTGTTGCTAATGTTCCCCAGAAGTCAATTAACTTACCAGCCCTTACAATAGCTTTATCTTGTAGTACAGTTATTTTCAATTGTCTGATTCTTTCGTTAACCTTCAATTGGTCTTCTTCTGTTTTTATTTTATTTAGTTCAACTTCATTTTTTGTCTTAATTTCTGTGACTTGAAGTTGAGAATTGCTTTTCATTAGTTGTATTTTTTTTGCGTGAATTCTTTCTATGTCTTCTATGTTTGCATTTTTTCTAAATAATTTAAACATATTACCCTCCTAAATAGAAAAAGCCTACATTAGGCTGTTTCCAATCGATTTAACAAATTTAATTACTATCATTCCTAAATCTCTAAATTGAAGTGGAAAGAATGCAAATGCTACAACTATACATCCTATTCCAAGTTTTTGTAATGTCCTTCCTGCTTGTTCCCCTTTTATCATTCCTTGAACCACTCCCCATAAAACTAGCCCAGTTGCTATAGTTCCAAAGATTGGAGATAAATTAGTTAATATATCCATCTTAGTTCCCCCTATTTATATTTTTTAAAATATTATTTTTTTTAATATTATCGTACTAATTAAACTCATGACTAACATATAATAATCAGCCTGTGATACTGCTACTGTCCAGAGCATTATAACGATAAGTATAATTAATAATTTGTAACAAAGTTTTATTTTCATAAAAACTCATTCCTTTTTATAATTTTTATTCTGCCTTGTTTCTCAGCTTTGTAGATATCGTCTCTGTCCATGTTGTCTATATCTAAGTTTTCTATGTCTTCTTGATTTCTTATTGTATATGCACCTAATAACCAGAAATACAATGGAATACTACAAAACATTGTTATGTTTGTAAGCAAGTTGTTAGCCCATACAGGATTATTATTATGCAATAAAGTTGAAGTTGTGTCTTTGGTAATAATTGTAATAGTTGTTAATGCTATAAATGGTAAAAATGATATTACCTGTGTCAATGATGGTTTTATGAAAAATTCTTTCATTCCAGTTAAAAGTAAACCCATTGTTTTAAACAAAACGGATTCCTTCTTAATTGGACATCTTATAATTTCTTTTTTCTCAATAATGTTATTCATCTTATTAATTCCCCTTAAATTTTATTTTTTATTCAGTTAAACAATTTCTTAGTAAATCACTTATAAAAATGTCTAAATTATAAGTTGACCTATACCAGTTAATCATTGTTAGTTGTTCATCTCTAAACATTTCTATTTTATAAATGACTTTGTTAACTGTTTCTTCCTTGTCGGATTCAACCACGAATAGTGAGATAAATTCACTTCCAATGCTGTCGAAAAATCCATTTACTATTTTGAAATCTTTTTGCTTTAGCAATATTCTAAAATACATGCTTTCAGCTCCTTTACATTTTTGAAACTGTGTCTTATACTAAGGTTGTATACTTTGTAATGTACCAATAAATATACTTTCAAAAATTTGCTACAGCGGTGACTAGCCGCTTTTTTTTGTTTATTTTTCTTTTGTTTTTTTATTCTTTTGTTTTTCTTTGTGCAACAAAAACATTTTTATTGCTGCAACTATGATAGAGTTCATACTTGGTATTTCTCTATCACTTTTTTTAATATTTTCTAATTCAGTCTTCATGTCTTCTGAAACGTAGACACTTATTTTTTTTCTGCCCACTGTTTTACATGCCTCCTTTTTACCTCTAATTTAACTCTAATTATTCCCCTAATTTGTATCTAATTTAACTCTATCATGTCATCCAAAAAAAGTCAAATAATTTCTCAGAAATATGATATAATTATGTTGATTTTATTTGATTACTTATTCTAAATTATTTTTTTATAGTTCTTCAAAAAAAAGAGCTGAATCTTTAAGATTCAAACTCTTTTTTTAATCTCATTTTTAAGTTGCTATTTCTCTTTTCCTTATGATTCCTTCTACATATCTTATTGATTAGTTCTTGTTGACTTATCATTATCACTGTTTGCTTTCCTCGTGTCACTGCTGTATATAGTAGTCTGCTATCTAAAAACATGCTATCTTGTGCTATTACAATGACAACATATTTGAATTCTGAACCCTGTAATTTGTGGACAGTAGCCACATATGCTAATATGAAATTATTACATTCTTCAAAATTCTTAACATATGTAACACTTTTCTGCAGGTCATAATAATATACAGTAAAGTGTTTATCAGTGATTAATGTAACGATTCCAGCTTCGCCGTTCATTATCATGTTTGTTTTATCATTTTTAATACACATGACTTTATCATCTTTATCAAATGGAAAAAACCATTTCTGGTTAGATCTAAGTTCCTTTCTTTTGTTGTCCAATGGATTATATTTTTCTTTTATCAAATCATTTATTGCAGTCACACCTATCTCACCTTTTTTCATAGGTATAACTAATTGACATTCCTGGTAGAACTTTTCAAGAACTGTGTATCTTTCTTTTAGATTTTCATAAAAATATAAAATGTAACTTACAAATTCATCTCTTGTTTTGGCTTCTCTACAATAAAAATCAGCCTTTTTCATAAAATTGAAAGTTTGATTATTTCTGATAGAGTTTGCAACATCTAAGATATTGCCTCCATTAGCTTGTCTAAAAGTGTGTGTTAAATGTACATGTTTTATAATTTCAGACTCGATTAAATCCTTTAATACACTACCAGCACCAACGGATGGCAGTTGTCCATCATCACCAACAATTATTAGTTTCTTGAAGTCTACTGGTAATAACTTCATTGTGGATAATAAATCGTACATAAGTTCCAAATCGACCATGGATGACTCGTCAATTATCATGCAACCTTTTGAAGTTGTAGCCATGTCTGAATACATGAAACTATGTATTGTTTGAGCATGTTCACAAGTAGCCTGAGCCATTCGGCGAGCTGCCTTACCTGTTGGTGCAACATTTTTTATGGAATAATCTAATTTTTTAAGACAGTATATGATACATTTTAGGATACTACTTTTGCCTGTTCCAGCTCCCCCAGTTAAAAGAAATGCCTTGTTGTTTATTGAACACTTGATTGCTTCAATTTGGGTTTCATGAAATTTAATTCTATTCAAGTCCTCAAATTCTTTTATGAATGAATCTAGCTCATATGTATCTAAATCAACTTCATCTATTTCTTTTAAACTGATCTCTTTTAACTGGCAAGGTATTTCATTTTCTGCAATATACATTCTTTTTGTATATATACACTCTCCATCAATAACGAGTCTTTCGTTATTCTCCAAGTCAATAGAATTTCTATCTATATTATATTGACTTACTAACTCATAGAAATCACTTCTTTCTATGAAAACATTTCCAGTACTTGTATATGTTTTTACAATGTATTCAAGTAAATATTTTTGTCTCATTTTAGAATTAGCATCGATTCCCATTCCTAAGGCTATTTTATCAGCCTTCCTGAAACTCATCTCATACTCAGCAATCAGGTAATCATATGGATTAGCCTTAAAGTTTTCCAAGCTTCCATCTTCGCACTCAATTTTTTGAGCAAGTTCTTTGATGACATTTTGCCTTGCATTGCTTCCAATGATAATATTTAACTCTTTTAAAATTTTCATAGAGTCTAATATTTTTAGACCTTCTATAACCAAAGCTAATTTTTTACTTCCAAGACCTTTGATTTTCTCGTCAGTTGTTTTAATTATGTCAAGAGTTCTATCTCCTAACCAATCCAATACTTGATTAGCAGTCTTTTCCTTTATACCAGTTATTGAACATAATAAATTAAACTTAGCATCTCTAGAATTTTCGTCAAACTCTTCATATTTAGCTTGAAAACTTTTTTGACTATTATAAGTTCCCATAACGCCAACTAATGTTTTAATACCTTTTGATAGTTCAAAACCATTACATTTTATGCTAATTTCTTCATAATCATTAAGAATTCCTGAATATATATAGAACATTGAATCCTCATTTGCGAAAATTTCTCTTTTAATCTCAACTTTTATTTTATCCATAATTAATTCTCCTTTTGATTTTATTTGATTATGTTCATATTATACCACACTTATTCATACTTTACAATACAAAATTAACATTAAAACAACTAATACTATTTATTATTAGTTGTTTTAATGAAATAATGTTTCTAAATTTATTTTTCTTCTTTGGGTTCTGGAATAAATTCCTCAAACATTGATTCTCCATCATTTACAGGTTCTAACACATCTACTATATTGACTTCTGTTGTTTTATCTTTTGGAACTTCTTTGTCTTCTTTGGCTTCTTCTTTTATGCTTTTCTTTTCTTTTTCTTCTTTAAGTTTAATTAAGTTTTTCAATGTTTTTTTGAATACGCTTAATTTACTTTTTTCCAACATGTCTAAACTTTCAATGCCCATTTTTGACAAGGTATAATTAATTAAGCTGTCAGCATCTATATCGACTATGTTGCTTTTACAGCCTTCAACTATCTCTCTTATTGCAAATATGTCAATATATTCTATCTTGATTTCCTCAACCTTAACAGGTTCAACATTTACAGTCTTTTTATTTTGTTTTGTCTGTGTAGCAGGTACTGACACAGGTGTTATATCAATAGCTTTTTCCAAGTCGTTTCCAATCTCATCCGCTGTATATACTCCCTTGAATTCACCTGGAAGTATTCTTCTAATTCCAAATGCAACTGCACATTTTTCAATCATTACTGCGGGCATACTAGCCCACTGACTTTGTGGCTTTCCAAATTTATTAAATTTTAAATAATCATCAAGATTTATTGTTTCCATAAAAGACGTTTTCCATCCTTTTATGTGAGCCTCAAACCACGCTCCAACTAGTTCTTCTGTCTTCTTATTAAAAAAAGTTCCTTTTTTGTATTCCTCTTTTTGTGTTTCTTGATTTATTACAATAATTCCAGAGTTCCAACCTTCTAGCCTGTCATACTCGTTTAGCCTTTGAGTCATAACATTTATAGAAGTCATCATCTGAACTGTGTCATTAAATTTTACAAGATACATATCTTTTGTAAATGGATTCATGCCTTGATATTTACATGCTTCCATGAAAAATATTATTTCCTTATTGGTTATGTTGTTACCTACTGCAATAAAACTTCTAACTGTTTCTATATCTAAATTAATTTTTTGACCTGCAACTTCATAACTAACCTCATGTTTTTGTAAATTATACATATTCATTCTCCTTTTAATTTTTATTTTTAATCAAACATTTCAACTATCATAATTATTATTTCCATTACTATTTCAAATGGTTTCAATATTATCCTTCCAACTTTTCTCATATTATTCCTCCTCGATATAAGCATCTATAAGTCTTTTTTTAGACTTGTAGAATTCCTTTAAAGCCATTTCTACTATGGATGTCTTCTTCCAATTATAAAAATTAGCCAATATGTCTAGTATACTTATGCTCTCGGTATTTAGAGTAAAAGTTGCCCTTGTTTTATTTCTTGCCATTTAACTCACTCCTTTTTATATATTATTCATATTATATCATACTTATTCATACAGTGCCACACTTTTTTTTAATAAATTATAATTATTGTAAAAGTTATTTTTATATTTTATACTATATTAATACATATAAATTCAAGAGGTGATGACATGAATAACTGTTTAAGTCAAGAAGTGGTAATAAATAAAAAAATAAACTATTTAACATGGATAAAATTTAAATTGTTGGTAAGTATAAAAGACGGCGATATAAAATTCCACTTAAATAAAGCCATTGAAAACTATATCGACGATTTCGAATTAAAAAACGATATAAAAATTTTGGAAACGTCGAAATGATATAGATAACTAACTAAAGCAAAGGAGAACGATATGACTATATCTACTTCAATAAACAATTCACACAAGGATTTCAACTCATTAGAATCACTAAGAAGACACATTTTAAAAGAAAAGAAAATCGAGAGCATGACAATATCACTACTAAAAGATGGTAGACATTGTAAGTTGTCGATTCTAGGAGCTACATATTTTATTTTAACTGGAGAAATTATAGATTATCAAATGAAGAAAAGGAGTGCTTAAATATGCAAGCTAGTTCATATTGGACAATAAGTTCAATAATACTTATTACAGGTTATTCTATTTTTATAGTTATTTTGACATTTTATATAAGCGGTAGAGTTAAAGAAATTTTTAAATTGTTGAATAACTTTGAAAATATAATTAAGAATCTTGAGAATGGTTTGAACAACATTGATAAATCATCTTATCAGATTAATCACAATCAGAAGAAAATTAAACAAGACCTCAATGTAATTGACATTGTGCTAAAAAAATACAAAGGAATAAGTTTTGATACACAAGTAAACACTAGTCTAGTATCCGAGATAGAAGAAAGGTTGAAAATAGAAGAAGCTAAGAAATTACCACAGTATAAAGACATAGAAGATACTAGAGTTATAGAAGAACAGGAAGAAACACCATGTATATTCATAGATAAACCTAGAAATAAAAAAATATTGTCACAATCTCCAATTAAAAGTAAATTCGTTAATGCTGTTGATAGAGTTGCACATACTGTGGATAACTTAACGGATAAGATAAAAAATGTGGATAACTTAGATTACAAAGTTAGTGACAGTTTTTCTACTACAAAAATACCAAATGTAAATCCATCACAAAATATTTATAGATATGAAGATAATTTTAGTTTAGAAGATTCAATAAAAGAAAATATAAAAGTTGAGGTAGCAGAATGAATTGGAATAATGTAAAAAAGAGAATGAGAAGTAAAGTTTTGTGGGTTAGTATATTTTCTCTATTATCAATGATAGCTGGTAATGTGGGATTATATGAACAAATGGGCATAACAGAAGAATCAGCAAAAACTATGATTGATATGTTGCTTAGTATCATGATTGGATTTGGTGTATTTAATAATCCAGATGATTTAACAAAATTTTAGAAAGGGGAATATTTTATGGCTAAAAAAGTAATAGTTTTCGACGCGGGTCATGGTGGAACTGATTCAGGCAGCATATGGAACAATGGATTTCCAGAAAAGAATTATAATTTAAATATGTCACTTGCTGTTGCTGAACATTTAGGAACTGCAAATATTACATGTTTTCTTAATAGGATTACAGATATAACATTAGATCAGGATGACAGAATTAAATATTTAAATGAATTTTCATGCAAAAATGATTTAGTTGATGTTTATAGTTTTCACACTAATGCTTTTGATAAAAAAACTGAAGGTGTGGAAATATTATTATCTCAATCAAATACAGTAGATGAAGAATGGTCTAAGGCTTTTCTAAGTGAATACTGTAAGCAATTTAAATTTGTAAACAGGGGAATAGTAAGAAGAAAAAAAGATAATGGAGATGACTATTATTTCTTACACAGATTAACAGAGAAAAATGTAAAAGTTAAGATAATTGAATTTGGCTTTGGTGATAAATTAACAGATATGGTCAAACTCATAAATAACTTTGAGGCAATTGCATTTTTCACAGCTCAGCAGATAGCTTATAGATATGGGAAGGTACTAAAGAAACCAGACAAGAGAAAAACTTATACTGAAATATTAAAAGAATTTGATGTAGAAAACTTAACATTACCACAACTTATAGAAAAATTATATTATACAATTCCATAACTGAATATCATAAAAAAGCTTATTCATAGATAAAAATAGAATAAGCTTTTTTATGTAGAAATTTAGTTCATTATTTTGACTTTTTGTACAATTATATGACTTCCCGATTGAACAGTTGATGGATTTGCCGCATCTGTGTTTATTTGAGCAGCCCTGTATTGCAAAGTTATAGCTGCCTCGAATGTCTCTATTACAAAGTGTTCCTGTATATGTGAACCAGTTGTCGAATTTGCCAATGGATAACATACATCTGTTGAAAGTCCGTGTGTTCCAGAATTTCGAGTTAATGAAAGTGTTGTAGAACTAGCAACCTGAGATTCACCACCTCGACAATTTCTTTCACATAATAAAGTGTAATTTGTACCAGCCACACTCCAGTCAAATTTTATATCTGGCACAGTATCTATGCATTTCGCATTTATATGAGCATCTATTACATAAACTCCATTTGGAGGAAGTGTAAATACTAGTCCTGTAATTGCTGTCATAGCGTTGCTTAAAAGTTGTTGGTCTGCTGTCATCCTATAATATTTTGACAACTCTTGATATTTTCCATCTTTATTAATATCCTGATTTTCCATATGCGAACATACAAAATCTGTTAACAAACCATAACTTGTTGCACCTGTTGCACCAAGACATACAGCTCCTTCGTCTGTAGCAGTTATGGACGTTTCATATTCACATATTTTTTCGAGTTCACCTTCTTTTTTACATGTGACTCTGCAGGTCTGCGAACTTTTATCAAACATAATTACAACTCTTTCGTGTTTAGCAAGTGCATTTGTAAGGGCAGATGATATTGTTGTTCCAACTCCACCTTGGTGTAAATATAAATATAATATACTAGATGACACATAAACTTTAACATAATTATTAGCATCTACATACCAAATCATACTTGGCAATTCTCCAGCAGTTTTACAATACCACTCAAACTTACATATAAAATTTATTACATCACTGTATAACTGTATACCATTATTCAATTCATAAGGATTACTAAAAAACATACCACTTCTATGTATTTTTTCACAATATACTAATAAGAACCAATCAATATTTACAGTAAAGCTGCTGACCCATCCAGTGCCAGTACCCATGTACCTCTGAAAACTCTCATTGTATCCACCATTTTCTCTATACATTCCACAATATACAAATACAACATATGCAGCTGTTGCACTTGCTGTTGAGACATAATCGAATCTAGCATATATAATAGTATCCCAATCTGGAGGCGCTCCAAAATCCGTAAAATCACTTTTTGCAACATCTATTGTATTATATCCATTTTCCAAATCAGCAGACAGTACTCTTGCGTATCTGAAATTTGTTGAATTTGTTCCAAGTTTTATTTGTACATAGTTTACTTTTGTCTTATCTGATACATATACAATACAAGTTATTTTATCATCAGTAGAAGAAACGGATCCGTCGTTAAATTTTTCAAGATTCAATAAAACAGCTTTATATATTCCTAATGTTCCAGCACTTGCATCTGGTTCTGTTATTCTAATAGAATTTTTGCCAATTACATTATATGTTGTGTCATTAGTCATTGAACCTGCTACATCTTCTGAAAATTCACTTATAGCAGAAAAATTTTCTATTTCTTTGAAATTTCTTTGAAAATAATAATCTACATAATCACTAAGCTTAAATGTTTTAGACCTACTTAATTCTGTATCAGCTCCACCTATTATTCTTTCATATTCATTTAAATTTGCATCATTTATTGCTGGAACTCCACCATTAGCCCATGTTAAAGGCGTATGTTTACCAAAAATAGCCATAACAACCTCCTAAGATATTTTATCTACTCTTTCAAATTGTATTTCTTCTGTGCTTTCTTTTGAATAACTCCACAATATTCTAGACACCAATAGTCCTGTGTCTTTTCCTGCTCCACTGTCCCAAGGCAATGCATTACCTGCAAACAATCCTATTTCTTCTATATTAACATCTCCTATATCACCAGAGCCAATTAAAAGGTAATTAGGTTCGTCTGCCGTTAAAGTTGCCCTTGATGTCAACTCGCCTGTACCAGTGCGAAGCTTAGAAACTACTGGTATTCTATAAACCTCATCTCCAAGAGCTGTGTTAGTTGCTGCCAGTGGTAATATTGTTCCATTGTCTTCTCCAATTGCAATGTATCTATATGTCAAATTTGTATTAGAGTAAAATGCCTTGATAAGTTCGTCAAAAGCAAGGTTCATTATTAAATTATCTTTTACAAAAATACCTTTTCTAGTTATTATTTTGTACGAGCCTTTCCATTTCAAAAAACTTCCTTTTATAGTATCAATTGAACTCATGTTCACGATTCCTTCCTTAACTGGATTCTTTTTATAAATTCTAAACCTATCGAATTCGAGGGGTTTAGAATAATTAATCAGTCTCAATATCAACTGTTGTAGGTACAGAGTTAGGATACAAATTATCTGCCGGATATAAATTATCTGCTGGAAATAATGCATCCGATACAGATATAGTCGTAGAACCATCCCAGCCATATCCCTCCGAAACTTGTTTCGTAACATAAACTTCTGAATCTTCTCTAAGAGTAAAATTTTTACTAGTAGATAGCCAACTTTTAAAAAATTTCTGCCACCCTCCCTGAGCTTCTCCATCTATAATAGTATATGCATTCAATAGCCTTGTTCCAACATCAGATATTCTTTTTTCACAAACAAGATATCCATTTCCAGTAGAATATAGCGAGTTTATGTTAAAACTTGGTAATACAACATCAATGATATCTCCAATCTCAAAATTTAAATTATAGCTACTAAAATTGATAACTTGAGACATGTTAGAATATTTTCTCAATATAGCTTTTGCCCTATCTTCTGCAACTGTTGCACCTTCTATATTATCGCCACTTTCTACAGCCTCATATAAACCGCTGCCGCCTTCTATTGCTTGTCTAGCTGCTATTTGTACTAAATCATCTTCAATTATATTATTCTTAAATTGTCCAACATATTTAACTAATAAAAAATATCCAGTAGCTATCAATGGTTCTAGTTCATCAGCACTGATAGTATTTGTTGCTTTACTCCAATAATAACTTAGCCCACTATCTATTCCACTAATTCCAACTTGACTACCGGGAATCATTTTAGAATTAGGTGGATTCAATATATCATTCAAATCATTTGTAACATATAAAGTAGGCTTGCTATTAACAGGATATTTTAAAAAGAATACCCTGTCATTGTCTGGTGTTGGTGTTGCTTTTTCTACTAATTCATCAGTCAACATATTCACATCTCTAAATATCTGCCTATTTCTATAGTCATCTCTTGATTTAGACAATGATAGACTATCAAATAAATAGCTGGTAACATATTCTTCAAGTCTGCCACCATAAACAGTTCTATTATTCAGAATAAACTTTTTATCAGGCAGTATATCCCATTGGTATCCTATTTGTTCGCATAATTCATCAAAAACAGTAGTTGCTGGAACATATGAACAATTTATTGAAGCTGTTAAACCTGTAGTAGTCATAAACGAGCCATCAAGCAAACTATAATATATTCCATCAACTGCAAGATATGTATCAATGATTTCTTTTATTATCAAACTTACCAATTGTTTAGGAAATGACTGATTTACAAGTCTTCTATTTGCAAAATATTCATTCCCTATGCAAGTTATTTTCATTCCATATACTGCATTATTTATTTTTCTTGTTGTCGGTTCATCAAGTTGTCCGCCAAAAATTAGCACTCCATCTTCAAAAAGTTGTATATATTTTCCAATTAAAATAGACCAGTTGTATGGAGGTACAGTATTATTCATATCAATTAACTCAAATGACAAAACACTTGCTTCTCCAGGATTACCCTTGTTAATATTGGTAGAACCTGCCTTAACCTTAACTCCATCTGGAAGAAGTGAACCATTAATTTTTATATATATCATTATTCAATCCTCCCAGTATATTTTTGCACAGTTGATTTTAATTCCTTCATGAATCCATATGTATCCTGTACTCCATAGAAGTTAAATGGTCCAGATAGAACTATACTTCTATTAGCCATTCCCGATAATCCATTTCCTTCTGCTAATTCTACTTGATTTATTAATTCACTTCCTATTTTAAATGCTGGCATTTTTATTTTATTTCTAGCTTTCTCCAAACTTTTTATTATCATTCCATGAAAATTTAATTTATCCAAATCTTTAAGTGGTCCAACTTTAGCAGGTGAAAATGGCAAATAACTTCTTAATGTTCCAGCCAAATCCTTTGCAGCAGATGCCAAATCTCCAAACATACTTCTAATTCCTTTTACTATTTGAGATACTATTTTAGCACCAGCCGCGACAAAGTCTGTTTTAAATAATGAATCAATAATTTTAGCTGCCAAGTCTGCTGCAACTTTTCCCATTGTAGTAAAATAACCTCTAAATAATTTTACTATTGCATCCCATGCACTTTTAAAAATACTTTTTACGCTAGTCCATACTTGCGACCAGTCTCCACGAATTACACCGCAAAATATTTTTACTAAATCTTTTATGATTCCAGATACAACTCTTATTACTCCAAGCATTGCATTCCATGCAAATTTAACAATTGTTAAAACTGTATCTCCATTTTGTTTCCACCATACTTTTGTAGCATCCAACATATATTTTATAGTTTTCTTTATTTCATCAAATATAATTTTCGCATTTTCTTTTAAAACATTCCAAGTTTTTGTAACTTTTTCTTGAACATCTGCATTATTTTTATACATATTAATCATCATTGCAATAAATCCAACTATTGCAGTAACTACAGCGCCTATCCAAATAACTATTATTGGTAAAGCTGCTGCAATAATAGCCAATGCTGGTGCTCCTACAGTAGCTATTGCAGTTGATACAGCTGTTATTATTGCACCTAGCCCGGCAAACGCTCCACCAACTAACATTATTGCAGTTCCTATTCCTGCTATAATTGGACCAAGTATCGCTAATGAACCTATGATTAATAATGAACTTTTTTGAAATCCACCTGACATGCTTTCAAATTTAGACATAACAAAATCAATAAACTTTGCAACACTTTCGAGTACTGGAATAAATACACCTTTAAGTATATTAAAAAATGTTAATGCTGTTGCCTGCGCTTTCGATAAAGCTTTATCCCACCTAAAGTCAACCGTATCTGTAGCAGCTTTAAACGCTGCGTTTAAGTCACCTGTACTATTTGTTACACTTTCTATTACAGCCTTATTTTTATCAACATTCAAATTTGCTAATCCCAAAGCTCCTGTAAATGCCCTAATATTTGGAAATACATCTGCAAGGGCATCATCACCATATTTTTTAGTTAGCCTATTTAATTCATCCAATGTTGATAATAATCCTTCTTCTTTAATTTGTTTTCTTAACTTTGCTGATGAAGTACCCATTGCACCTAATGCATCTTCTGCACCTTTTGAAGGTTTAATTAAGCCAGACATGATTGCTTTAAGTTGTGTTGTACTTTCTGCACAATCTAATCCATTTAAAGTAAGTACAGCAACCGAGCCGGCAACTTCTTCAAATTGGACACCCATTGTTGAAGCAATAGGCAAAACCTGACCTAACGCACTCGCAAACTCTGGAGCATCTGCTTTTCCTTCTTTTACTGCTGCTGTCAAAATATCTGTTGCTTTTCCTGCATTCATAACTTTTGGACCATATGCATTCATTGCGCTTGTTACCAAATTAGCTACATCTTTTGTAGTGCCTAATCCAGCCGTTGCAGCTTTTGCCGATTCTTTTAATACTGCCATTGCTTCGCCTGCTTTAATGCCTGAACTTGTTACATCATATAATCCGGCAGCGAGTTCTATTGGTGTTTGTCCTAACTGTGGTGCTAAATCTATTATTTCTTGTCCCCATTTATCAACTTGCTCCTTTGATATTCCTACAAGTCCTGTTATGTGAGACATTTCTCTTTCAAAATCCTTGCCTAGTTTAAATATGGCTACCCCAGCAGCTGCAATAGGAAGTGTTATAAATTTTGTCAATGTTCCACCTAAATTTTTAACCTGTGAGCCTACACTTGAAATAGTATTTCCCATTGAAGTAGCAAATCCGCCAATTGCTGTACCTATATTATCAAAGCCTCCACCAATACTACTATTCATACTGCTAGCCAATCCCCTCGAAAAACTATTGCCTAATCTTCTTGCTTCATTAAAGCTAGTTTGAAGTTGATTAGTATTACCAGTTATATCTACAGATACTTCACCTAAACTTAACCCCATTACTTCACCTTCTTATTTACATTTTTTATTTCATTGTATATATTTTCTTCTTCAAATTCTGCAAAATTTCTATTATCTTTATCCCTGACAAAATGAGAAAAAGCTGAATTTTCGGGCAAACTTTTTAAAAATATTGAAAACCTTCTCCAAGTTATATTGGTGGCAAGTAAATCAATATTATAAAAGTGCCAAAAATCAGCCTCTATATATCCCCATCCCCAAATTATTATTCTTGGGTCTATGTTTTTTTTTCTACATCTTCATTAGTTGTGTCATATCCCCAATGTTTTAATATTTGAGGTGATAATTTTTCAAACACCAAATTCATTCCAACTGTGCTATTGCTAAATTCTTCAACTAATTCTTTACCAAACATTAATTCTATAAATTCATACATTTTTTCTTCTGGTATATCTATATTCATTTTACCTGACTTCTTATTATAACAATGTCTAAAGAAAAATAGTCCAAATGACATAGGCATCTCATTAGCAACTTCAAAAAACTTATTATTGAATTTAACATGATATTGCTTTAATTGAGATTTTTTCTCTTTTATCGCAGCATCAAAATCAATAATTAGATCTGACTCTTGTTGCTCTTTTAATTCTTGTACTTTTTCATTTAGAAATTGTTCATTATCTTTTTTCATATATTCTCCTAACTATTTTCTTATGATCCTGGAACTATTTCTGTTTTGCTGTTAATTCTGAACGAACCTTTAAATTTATATACTTCTGACGTGCTGCCTTCTTCGTCGTATTTTGTAAAGAATCCATTTAAAGTAAATCCGTATCCTGTATTTCTAGTATATCTTACTGAGACAATCTTGCCTGTTTCGGCTGCGTCCCTAAGTTCACTTTGTCCAATATCTAATCCAGTTAATGCGCTTTCTATTGCTATTCCTTCGATTTCTGCTGTCTCATCTACTGCAATACTAACCATCTGTATATGTAGTACATCTGTACCAGCTATGCAATCCTCAGAACCTGTAACATCTTCCTCAGATATAGATAAACTTCTTTTAAAACTTGTTACCTTTGCAACTACTTCGCTATCTACTTTTATGACTGTACATGCAAATTTTACCTCATTCATTTTCTCACCTTCCTAATTATAATCTGTTAACACCTGCTGTCATGGTTCTAATGTTATATGTTCCAGAATATTCATTTCTATTTTTTTCATCTTTATTCAGATAAGTTGGATTAGTCTCAGTAGTAATATAACTCACTTCATGACCACTAGGTATAAGTTTACTTCCGCCAAAACCAACTATTTTTTCATGTATAGACCACATTAGATTTTTTGCAGTTATACAATTTGAATTTCTAACAATAATATGAACTCCATAATTATCAACATTCAATGAATCTGACTCAAGTAAATTAGGTGCTGATGCAGATTCAACAGTTATGCAATTATCTGGCATATCAGGTTGAAATTCTAAAAACAAATTAACTCCTTCAGTGCCATATCCTTCAGATTCAAAATATTTTAATAATTCATAGTTCATATGTTTAACACCTTTCTAACTTCTTCACTTAAATATTGATTCAGTCTCAATGTACCTATGTGATTCATTGGGTCTAAGAGATAAAATCTCTTTCTACCATGTTGAAAATGTCTAGCTTGTTTCTCATGCCACCTAAGAGCATAAGGCAAACGACGCTTTCCAGTTCCACGACCTCCACCAAAAGACACAACAAATCTTTGTTTTTTCTTTGTGCTTCGCTCAATTACAATACCACTATTCATCAATGGGCTTTCGTCGAGCGGTACTTCTTGTTTAGCTTGTGTTAATATATCACTTGCTGTTTTAAAAACAGCAACATTTACAGCGGATGAAATAATGTCAAATACAAATCTATCTTCAAATCGTCTCCATGCCATATTATCACCTACAGATTAATTCAAAGTGATGAGTATCTCCAGTTTGTGGGTCATCTATTCTATTCACTTTTAATACTTCTAAATTTGATTTTATATGTGGTGAAGTTTCGTCTATCATCCAATAAGGATAGTTATCATCTATTCCACAATTATCCTGCAAAAATACTATAGCACTCGCATGTATAAATGTTTCATTCTTCTCTTTTATGACTAAGCTTGAATCATATTGTACAAATCCTTTCAATCCATTTGTCGTTGCTATAGTCGAGAAGTCACCTGCTACATTTCTGCTTAATTTTCTTAGATTAACAGTATGTGTCATTAGTGCCTTGAAAGCTGGCAAACTCATTTTATCACCTCGAATATATCTTTCGATTTATGATTCCACTTGTAATTAATATAGAATCAGCATATCCCATCTCATCAGGAATCAAATTATTAGTTGAACCACTTCCAGCATTATTGCCTATAGAAAAACGTCCTAGTTTTATATTTTTTTGAGAGCTGGGTGGATTATTATTATTGTCAGTTAAGTAAGAAATCATCTTTGCTGTCCATAACTTGACTGCATCTATTTTAGCGTTAGATAACTTTACATAGTATAGACCATTGATACAGCAACAATTGCAGCAATTTTCTATATTAGGATTACTCACATACCAATATGAATCTGATTTAAATAATTTATATCCATCAGCATTAATAGCATAGTTGCCAATTCTAGCATCTAATAATTTAGAAGAAATCATCAATCTTTCAGTTGTGGCTTCTGCCGTTGGTCTTCCTGTTATTGTGTTGTATTCTGTTGTTGTTATATACATCAGATTCCTCCTTAACTGGTCTTTTTATATTTTATTCAAATGGGTCAAACCATTCCTCAGGATTTTCTTCTGGATATGTTCCTATTGTATCCCAAGTTACTCCTGCTAAATAATTTGTAACTTGAGCTTGAGAATAACCACGTTCTAGTGAGCATTCTACGTATCCACAAACACACAGTACTCCATTAATCATTGCACCGCCAGATTTTAACATTTGAACATCAGCCCAATGTGATTGTGGATTCAATGGAAACATTGCTGTCATATTTGCTGCAATTAATAAATCCATTTCCTGTGCCTTTGCTACTGAATCAAACAACATCCATTTTGTTGACATTTTAACAACCTCCTGAAATTAGACTATAATTATCATACTGATTTGTATTAAATATTAACACTGTGTTTAAATAACCATTTAAATATGTCGACACAGCTGGATAAGTGTTAAATCTTGCGCCAATACACACATTTGTATCTGTATTTGTAATTGGAGTAGTATTATACGTTGCTGTTACTTCGCTACCATTTGCATTTATTTTTGAATTATTTGTACCAGTTTCCCATTTGAATAGTACTTTATTAATTCCTATCGCATTTTGTATGGCAACACTATTTATTACTGTACTATTGTTTATATACGCTGTAATATTTCCAGCAATTCCAACTAATGATATACTTCTATTCGACGTGTCACTATTTTTTGCAAATATGTAACTCGTATGACTACTTATATTGTTGTAATTTGTGTAAAAACTAATTGGTTGCACTGTTATTTGTATTGCTGCATAATTCAAACAAACTAAATAAGTATTTTCAATTGCAACAAACTTAATTCCATTTGTTTCAAAGACTCCATTTGTTGCAATTATTGGCATATTATTAAAAGTTGATTGAGTTGCATTAGGATATAAAAATTGGTCATACCATGTCTTCACACGACCTGTTGTGCCTGCACAAAATGATTCAATTGCTGATACATCTACATATGGATTCTTTAAAGCAAAATTAAATCCTACATTTAAAGTTGCTGAATCGCTAAGTCTTTGTACCTCAAGGCAATAACCTTTATACTTATTTGTTAACAAATATAAACTTTTTCCAAACACACAACCATCAACATTATCTAGTATATATTTTCTTTTAGCACTCATAATAATTCTATTAACTGTAGACGTAGCCATTAAATAGCCACCACCTTCAATATTAACTTTTTAACAGCACTCGCCGTAGGCGTATAAGCTGTTCTAGTCTCAAGTACTCCGTACAAAGTTGTACTACTTGCAGCTAACTTACCTTTAAAATTTAAATTGTCATTCTGACTCCAAAGTGTATCTCCCAAATCTATAGCTGCGGCAATGTCTATATATCCTAAATATTTATCTCTATCTGCTGCAATTAAGTTAAACGCTGCATTATCTGCAATTGCCGTAGGAGCTGCATTATATATATGCAATCTAAACGCACCCATGCCAGCAGGTATTGCAGCAACATCAATTTCAAGATTAACACCAACTATAAAAAATCCTGAACCTGTAATATTTGATACACCACTAAATAATAAGTTTGTTCCTGGATTAGTACCACATACATCACCTATAGCATATATGTCAGTATTATCAGGTCTGGCAGATGTGTCAGATACTTGACTATTGTTGCTGTACACAGGAACTGGATTAGTTGATTTGGCATCAACATTTTCAATTTGTAAATTAGCATCTTTGCTAACATTATTTAAATTATTAGTGTTAACAACAACATCGTTTAGCAATTCAGCAATATTTACTGTGCTGCCATCTGGTAAATAAAAATCTCCAGAATTTGCTGAAAAATTAGAACCTTTTATATTCATGTTACACCAACTTTATTTTTAGTATTCTTTTTTTTAGATGTCTTTTTTTCTAATGTAACTTCTTGTACTTCATCTTCTATTATTATTTCTTTATCTTGTGTAAATGATATTCTGCAAAGGTTTGTCTGTAAATATATTGCAGTATCTTGAGTTTCAAATTCTATAATAGAACCTTTATTATATTTTTTGCCTTTGTACATACCATTTTTTAAAAATTCAAGTTTCATAAGTGCCTCCAATTAAAGGAAAAGCTGAGATTTAACTCCCAGCATTACCTAATACAGCAAATGGATATCTAGAGTCTTCATCTGTGTTGATTCTGTTTATTGGATTTGGAACTTGCCATGCTATTCTCATGCAACTTCTTAATCCAACCATATTTTGCTGTGCCAAATTATATACGATTTCTCCTGTAACTGGGTCTTGTATAACAGATTCAGTCAACAGTTTCCAGGTAATATCTTTTCTTATTGCATACATTAATTTGTTCCATTCTCCACTAACTAACAATGACCTTGAAGGAACAATGCTTCCGTTTCTTGGGAACAATACTTGTTCGCCATCCAATTCGTATCTTGTAGCACCTTGTACGCCTTCTTTATAAAGAGGTTTGAATATTGGATTACCTGTTGAGTCTCTCAATGCTCTAAGCTTAGCTCTCATGCTCATAGCAGCAATGTGACCTGTAACCATATATCCATCTTCTTCAACTTTTGCAATTACACCATTTTCGCCCATGATATCATCATATATATCACCAAGACTATTTAATGTTACAAAATTTCCAGCTGCTGTTGCTGCTGCTATTATATTTGTTGGCCATATTGCAGGTGCGTTAACTCCATATAATACAGCTTGGTCAAATGCTAAACCATAGGCTTCTAGTAGCTTAGGTCTGATTTCTGCCCAAATATCATAGTCGGCATCATCTAATACAGACTCAGGGATAACAACAATAACATTTAACTCTTCTGCATCTAGATATTTATTTTCCCACATCATTCTAGTTGTCTTTTTCCATCCAAGAAAATCAGTTCCAGGGTTAGTTGGTCCAGGATTGGTAAAATATGTTGTAGGTAGTACTGATAAAATTGGTAATCTTCTTTGTGCTCTAGACATGTCTGGAGCTCTATAAGCAAGTGACATTATTGCACTTTGTTCAGCTACATTTTGAATAATTTCTCTTTGATATTCTTCTGGCATCAAAGCTTCTGCGCCACTACGTGGTATATAAGACATTTGTTTTCCTTCTTTCGTATTAAGTTGAAAGAAATCCTATTACCTTCCTGCTGCTTTTCTAATCAATTCTGTCATACTAAAAGGTGATTTCTTATTGTTAACATTGCTTTGGTCATCTCCAACTTTAGTTTTAGTATCATCTGTATCAGCTTTTACTTTTTTAACTAAATGTGGTTTTAGTTGCATAATTCTTTTTAATTCTTGTTCAACGCCTGTAATATTGCCATCGTCATCAACCTCAACATTTTCATTATTCAATAACAACATTGCTATATCTGAGTCGATAAATCCAAGCTTTTCAGACATTTGTTTAACTTCAAACTTTATTAATTTCTTATTTGCCGCTTCAATTTTTGAATCTGTTATCTTTTGCAATTCTTCTTTTTCAAGTTTCAACCTATCTGCTTCTGTCATGTTTAATTTTTCTATTGCAGCTTTAACTTCTTTTTCTGTGTTTATTTTATGTTTTTTTGTAACTTTAGAAATAATTAGATCTATTTCTTTTTGTGAATAAACTTTATCTTCTACTTTTGTTTCACTTGTTTTTTCATCATCTGTTGATTTAACTTCTGCATCATCAGTTGATTTATCTACTTCATCCTCTGATTTAGTTTCCTCTGCACCTATACCAACCATAGGTATAATCGGCATTAGAAAAATAATTGATAATAATCTTTTTAGTTTATTTATGTTCATATTGACCCCCGTTTTAAGCTCGTCAGCATAAATTCCGTTTATAGTCCGTTTGACTCTTATTTTTATTATATATGTTTACTAGAAAAAAACAACACAAAAAAAGTTATGATTAAACTTTATCATAACTTTTTTTGTGATTATATTTTATTTAGTTGTGCTTTTTGTTTAAAATACTGCTAAATTTTTACATCCTATGATTTTACCATCTGAATCTCTAATTATTTCGCCAGGTAATAATAAGTCATCTCTTTCTCCTTGTTCGTCATAGTTGATTGGTTCTTTCGCAGCCATTGCTACAATTATTGATACTACGTATTTAACTCCAATCATTCTTTCTGGCAAATTCTCAATCTTGCTAAAACTTTTTTTAATTAATTGGATTCCTGCAAAATTTCCAGCATTTTCAATTGTTTCTGAAACTCTGCAAATACCAGAACTTTTTATTGCTTGCTGTCCTTCTATATTTATATCATGTGGAGTCAAGTTGATTATTTTTTCAACTCTTAGAAGTTGATTACATCCGCATTCTTTACATTCTGACTCGTTTGAACTATCCCATTTTTCCCATTCGTCTTGATTAAAAAAATACGTTCTTCCGCATTCTTAACACTCGTATCTTTGTTTTTTATTCATAATAATATTCTCCTCTAAATTTTATTTGGCAGTTTAGGTTGACTGCCAACCATATATAACTTTATTTTACTAATTCAACTTTGTTGTCTATGTTGCACATAATTATTTTTATTGTATTTAAGTTGTATGGTTCTTTGTTTGCTTCTGGGTAGTCTATGAATTCGTATAACTCAAATCCTGCTTCTATCTGATATCCATATCTATCAGACATATTTATTAAAATCACAGTATCATTTTTACCTGGATTGCCTTGTCCTTGATATGAAAATAATGCACTTTCTATTATGCTAATATCTTTTCTTGAGCCAAATTCTTTAGTTAACTCATTGAGAGCTTTTGTGTCAACTACCATGTCCATATTTTCATTTCTTATAAATCTTTTTCCAATTATTATATAAGTCATTTTAATCCCCTTGTTTTTATAGTAGGTTAAGTTTGTTTCTCTCAACCTCTGATTACATTATATATGTTAATTTACTTTCTGTCAACAAGTATTTTAATATTTTTTATTTTATCTTCAAATGATTTCTTATCAGACATTAAAAATTCATTAATATCCTTATATTTTCCTAAAAATAATGTATGCCTTTCTATTTTTAGTTTTTCTAATTCATCAACGATTGTCTTAGTATACCTTTTTCCAACTTCGTCATTATCAAGACATATTACAAATTTAATATCATTCACCTTAATATATTCTAGATTTACTTTAACTGAATCCAACAGCCTTCTATACATTGTTACACTATTCAGGCAAATAGACTTTATTCCATAATTCTCTAGTGATAGACAATCAAATATACCTTCTGTTATGTAGATAACATCATCTTTATCGCATTTACTCAGATAAGATATATTAAATATTTCTAATGGTATACCTTTGAGATTGTAAACTTTGTTATTTGCAGTTGATAAACTGTCATTTCTTCTCAGAATACAATTTACAACTTTTTGATTTTTCCAGATTGGAATTATATTTGTATAAGCCCAAATGTTGCTTAAGTTTGGCAATAATTCTACTGGAATAACTTTCTGAGGATTACATGATAGAATACGATATTTTGCTAAAACTTTGATATTTGTTATCCCCCGATTAAAATAATATCTGTAGTCTTTTAGATTTTGTTTTTTCATTGCTTTTGTGATACAATCAGTGAGATTGTATTTTATTACAAAATCATAGTTTGCTATTTTATTTATTCTATTATCAGGTGGATTAACGTCAATGTTTTTATTATTAATGGCAGTAGCTTTCTGGGCAGAGTTACTGTCATTACTCATATTCAAAATACTTTTTGCCTTTTCAATAATTTTATCGAAATCTCTTTTTAGATCTAAATTTTCCATTTCTGCAATAACACAAAATGAATCACCTCGAATGCCGCAGGCACAGCAACATATATTATTTTTTAGACTAAGCGAACCAATAGGGCTATTATGTCTATCATTTCTACATGTCCAATTTTGTCTATCCGTTTTTCCTGGAGTCAATCCATAATATATTAATATATTTCTTATCTCATTTTTAATTATTTGTTTTTCCATAACAAACTCCTTATTAATAAAATACTTACATAATACTATTATAATATTATTCTTTAAAAAAGTAAATAAAAAAGATAATGCCTAGTTAACATTATCTTTTTTGTGCATTTTTATATAGGGTTCAAATTCAATTTTTTTAGAGTGTTTTTGTGTTTTTGATGTGCATACATAGTCTTTGAGTTATTATATTATATGTTTAAACTAGTTGCAATACTTTTCAAACATTCTGCTGCTGTTTTTCCTGCCTTGCCTTTTAAGTTACTTGGATAAATATTTTCTATGAATTCCTTTTCTTTGTCTCCCATGCCTTTTTCTAATGCTATATCAATCATCTTGTTTAATTCTTTCATGTCTCTTGCATGATATCCTATTCCTTCGTTGTATATCCTATATTCAAAATTATCTTTATCATTCTTAAAGTGATTCAATACGCTATCTTTACATATCCAGTCAGGAAAAATTACAGGCTTTCCTATTATCCAAGCTTCATATAGTGTAGAACCTGCATCAGCAATTACTACATCTGAGTCGACAAGCTCCTGAATAGTAGGTGTTTGTTTTTGTCTCTCATTCATCTTGCTTGTTGGATGAAGTGCTATCTTTGTTATGTAATCCTTTGAAATTTCTTTGACCAACTTATTACATTGTGGATAGCTTGACCTTCCTTGATTCTTTGTATTATAGCCATGTGTAGGACACCATGCAACATATGGCTTGTTATATGTATTTCTTTTTACTTCACCATTTAAAATATCATCCAATTTAGTGTAGCCAGTAATAAATATTTCGCCTTTGTAACCAGTTTTTCTCATTCTATCTTCCCAAGCTTGCCCAGGCACAAAAGCATATTTGTATTCTCTTATATTTTCGCCTATCCAATAATTCTTATCTGCTATGCCATGACTTATAAAAATGTCTTTGTCTCCAACTGGATACTTGCCTTGTTCATTTATTCTCATAGATGAAAAGAATCGACAATTTATTCCTGGAAATGGTCTATTAATCAAATCAGATGAAGGAAGATGTTTTATTATTGGGTTAGCTAATGCAGCAATAGCAAACTTATAAGCTTCACCAGCATGTTGTCCTTGATTGTCTAGGCAAAAGTGAAACTTGTTAGGATTAGGTTTAGTCAACCCATGTATTTTTGCGTATTCTGCATTATTTAATTTACCTACTCTTAACCCTTTATTGCATCGTATATTTCTAAAAGTTTCAGATGTGCTTCCAAGATTAACGATTTTCTCCTTAAATGGTTCAAAGTCTAAACCATCAATAGAAATTTTATAATGACACTTATTAAATATATTTACTAACAATGTTTCACCTCCTAATAGTTATATTTTGTCCATCTAAAAATGGTATATCTTTATCTAAGATTGATACTATAAAGTCTGCTATCTCATCAGCTTTCAACATATTTTCAAAATCATCATCTGGACAAATTTTGAATCTCATTTTAGATCCAAAAGCTTCAGGAGATATGCAATATACTTTTATACTGTTTTCTTTCAAACTCTCTGACAAACTCAAGCTAAAACTTATTACCGCCGCTTTGCTTGCAGCATATGCAAATCTATCCGGTCTTACTCCTGTGCCTGCTGTACTTGATATGTTTATTATGTTGCCAGGTATATCATTTAAGATACAAAAATCTACATATGTTTTGCATAAGTTAACCATGGCAAAAAAGTTTACTTCAAATTGTTGTTTAACATCATCCATAGTTGTTTCTAAAATATTGCCAGGTATACATACTCCAGCATTATTTATCAGTGCAACTGGTAAATCTCCCAAATCACTTAAGAAACTATTTACAGCTTCATAATCTGTTATATCAAGGTTATTCCATTTTGACAATCCATAATAATTTCTATCTTTATCAGACATACACCACTTTTTAGCAATTGCACTTCCTAATTTGCCTTCACTTCCAGAAATTATTATGTTACTCATTTGTAATTGTACCTTTCTTATACTTGTATATAGTTTCAGCTAATTTCAAATCAAGTGGTGTAGTAATTTTAATATTTTCTTCTAATCCATTGACTGTTGAAAATTCTTTGTACATCTGATAATAAGTGTATATATCATCTGAGTCATCTTCTCTATTTTGCATTTTTGCCTCAAGGTGACTATTTATAAGAAGTTCAGTGTTGAATTTTTGAGGCATCTGAACCTCTCCTATTTCGTTTCTATTGAATGCTTCAAACCTTGATATTGGAGTAGATGCAGTATATTTTATAGGTGTTACAGCTTCACCATTTTTACAATTAACAGTGTTGAATAATTCTTCTGTAATAAAAGGTCTTACTGCCTCAGATATAAAAACATAATCCGAGTTAACTTCTAATAAAGCATTGTATACTGAAAATTGCCTTGTTTCTCCTTCTCCAATTAAAATAAATCTGCTCATATCAAATTGATATGCTTTCAATATTTCAGAAGTTAATTTCATATCACATGTAACTATGATAATGTTGTCAATATAGTCTATGTTTGTTGCAACTTCCAAACCATGTATAAATATTGGTTTAAATCCTAATCTAGAAAATTGTTTAGGATATCCTAAATTTGTCCTGAATCCTTTTCCACCCATTAGATAAATTAGATCAGCTTTCTCCATTTGTTTCTCCATCAATTTCATCCTCTACTTTGTCTATTTCTTTCTTTTTTGTTCTTGTCTTCTTGACTACATTTTTCTTGAATACTCTTGTTATATATTCCTCATGCAATCCAAATTCTTTAGTGCAATTGTATTCTTCTATTTGAGTAAAATTATATTGTTCAAAGACATCCTTATAATTTCTTTTAAATGTTCTACTACCATCTTTTGTTTCAATTTCTATTACTACCAACATTTTACAAGCATATGCTATTTTCTCAAATATCCAATCTGAGTCAGGATGAACATGATTAAACACTGCCATGCTTATTCCTAAATCAAATTCATTTTCTGTGAACCCTGTAACTCCGCTTACAAAATGTTCAATAGTTCCATGCATAACATTTATAGATTCTGCCATTTCTGAATATTCTTTTTGCATTAGTTTTATTGCGTCCGAATTTAATTCTATTCCAGATAAATTTTTATGTCCTTTTTGGAATAGATAATTTAAGTTCCTACCACAGTTACAGCCATATTCTATTATGTTAGATTTTTCTGTAATATATTTTTGTACAATGTTGTACAAGAATTCGCTTCTTTCTGTGTGTACAATATATTTGTCTGTAGTATTCTTCGAAGGTGGATTTGACCAATATTTTAATGCTTCTTTTAATGTTAATGGAACTATTGTATCTTTCTTAATGCCTTTATTTTTTAATGCATTGTCAAATGTTTTATCCATTTTAATCCTCTTTTCTTTTAATCTTAATTTATGCAAAAATATTTTTTGTATCTCCCAATCATGCCTTATCTTAGGAGTCCTAGGTTTTTTATTATCCTTTCTAACTAGTCTCTTTTTACTGTCTTCCCAAAGCCAATCTGGAGATACTGTATATCCACTATTATACCCAGTTCCATAGAAGTCACATCCACAAATATATAATTCTTTTAAGGATGTTTGCAGTAAATACACAATGGCTAATGTTGACATGTTTGGGTCTGTATTCTCTAGTTTAGCTCTTAGCTTTCTAAGAAAAAATGTTTCTATTGCAACCATTTTAATTTTACTACTTCTTTGTTCGATTAAGTCTGTCAATTTGTCTATCATTACTTTTTCAGCTTTTCCACCAGTAATAGGGTTTCTTTTAGATATGAACCACTTTAATTTATTCAACTCCAATGTTTCTATTCTTCCTAGTTTAAGTTGATTAGCTGCATATTTTAAAGTTGTATTGACTGCTCCTGTGTGAAATAAAACATCTGTTCTGCTGCCTAAATCTACAAATGATTCTTTCTTAATTGGATAGCTATTATTTAATCTTACAACTATATCATAGCTATCAATAAACTTGCCCATTCCACTACCATCTAGATACTGAGCTGGTCCAACTATGATAACTTTTTTATTGTTTACATATTTGAAAAAGTCTTTTCTATTGCTTACATATTCCATGGCATCCATTTACTTTGCCTCCTTTATTAACTTTGCTAAAACATCATCAAAATATAATCTATTATCTCTATTTTGTAACTTTTTCAAATAAGACAATTGTATATCTTTAAAATGTCCATTTTTAGGCATAGTAAACGTCATGCTCTTCTCTCTGACTAGCTTGTTTTGCGAATCATCCCATACCCAACCAGGCGTAATTGTATAAGCTTTGTTATATCCAGTTCCATAGAAATCACAACCACATACATACAACGTTTTCAAGTCAGTTTTCAATAAATAATCTATTGCTATGGTTGACATGTTAGGTTCTGTTTTATTCAGTTGTATTCTTAGATTTTCTAGAAATTTTAACTCGATAGGAAGTACTTTTATTTGACCAGTTCCATCTTGCTCAATTTCATTTATCAATTTTGTAACATTTGGTGCTTCTGCTTTTCTCTTTGATACATACCATCTTATCCCGTCATTATTTAGTGTCTTTACATCTGTAAAAATACCGCCAGTATGGAATAAAATGTCTGTTCTACTTCCTAAATTGCTAAAATCACACAAAGGATAACTGTTATTCAACCTTATTATTACATCATATTTGTCTATGAACTCGCCATGGTTTGATCTTGATAAATAATCGGCTGGTCCAACTATGATGCATTTTTTGTCTCTAACAGTTTTGTTAAAAGTTTCAAAATCTCTAATTGTTCTCATTATTTTTAAAATCATCTCTCATTTCTATTAAATTTATTATGTCTTCGACTTTCTTAAAATCGTCCAAGGTGTCTACACTATATTTACCATTTATTACTTTTCCAAAACAATTAACTTCACTTTTTTTATAATTTTTGTTGTTTCTAATCCATGGTGTAACATGTTCTCTGTCATATCCCACGGCGAAATCATTTGCAGCAAATAAAGCCTCAATTGTCATAACTTCGACATCTAATCCGCTTGGATATCCTTTCAACCCCCTATTCCATGTATAATCATTCTTTTTTTCTATATGTTCTTCTATGACTAAATCTATTATCCATTTAAAGTAAAACAGTAGTGGACAATCCGAAGTTATTCTTACTACATTTTCGATTTTGCTATTCTTTTTATATTCTTCAAAGGCTATGCTATAATATCTTTTCAGTACGTCACTACTATCCCCACTAAATACCCTTACATTATTAAAATTATCAGTAAATATTTTCGTCTTATCTCCTTCGTCAGGAACAGCTAAAAATACTTTATTTACATATTTAGCTTTGCAGGCTGCTAGATAAGAGTAATTTGTCATAGGTATATTTAACATTTCCTTCATACATTTTCCTGGGAATCTTGATGATTCTAGTCTTGATTGAATAATTGCTATGTTCATTTTACATTATCTCCTTTAGTTGCCTTGGTGTTCTTGCAAATTCGCCACTGTCTAACCCTGTTGTATTCTCTAATTTATAGTGCCATTCTATTATTTCAGGCTTATATATATTGTATAACTCAAATGTTGCTGTATGGTCTGATATATTATCGCCTCGCAACATTCCCAAATCTTCATATTCTTTTCGATAAGCTGGGTAATTAGACACACACCAAAGATGAGTTACTCTTCTTTTAAAATCTACTGAATAACTATATTTGTATGAAGAAATATAAACATCTATATTTTTTGGAACATGTTTTACAAGGCTATGTAAAGTTTTATTATTTGCTATTTTTACAAATGGTATATTATAATTCAATAAAAATTTTAATGATTCTATGTCAAATACTGAGGCAGTAACATTGTATCCTAAGTATTTTCCGTATCTATAAGCTAAATCAAATTTATCCATTTCCAAAGGTGTATTTAATCCAGCTGATTTAAACAATTGCCATTTTATAGTTATTTTAGTTTTGCCTGAGTCTATTTTCTTTAACTCATTGTACATTTCTTTTATTATGTCATCATCATTCAAACAAGTGTTGCCACTTCCAAAATCTAATACTATCTCTTTAGTCTTCATCTTCCTGTCTCCTTAAAAACATATTTATCGAGTCAGCAATACCATTTCTGAGATAGAATTTTAATCCAACAAATAATGGTATAGAAACTATTATGTCTTTTATTAGTTCTGTATTTTTGCAATTTTCTTTTGATTGGTCTGTGTAATCTGAATAATATTGATTTTCATAGATAGGTCTATAGTGAACTCCACAATTTATATTATTAGTTTTCATATATTCTATAAATTCCTGCCTATCTTTCATCTTTATGACAAATAAATGGTTGGCATGATTATTTTCTTTTTTGAGTAAGATTTCTTTAGGAAGTTTTCTTCTGTATTCTTGTGCTTGTTCTTCTCTCCTATTAAGGAATAAACCGATTTTCTTTAACTGGGATATCCCTAAAGCCGCTTGCATTTCATTCATTCGATAATTATATCCTAGTATAGTTTGTGTAAATCCATCATACCTTCCATGATTTATAAACGCTTTAATATATAAATATGTTTCAAAATCATTAGTTAGACACATTCCACCTTCTCCAGTTGTGATATTTTTAACTGGATGAAATGAATAGCATGTTATATGAGAATATTCTTTGTCATTGCAGCTACTTGTCAAGGCTCCTACTGAATGACAGGCATCTGAAATTAACTTTAAGTTATATTTATCGCATAGTTCATTTAGCTTTATATAATTACACATTTGTCCAGCATAATCCATAGCTATCACTGCTTTTGTCAACGGAGTTATAAGTTTTTCTATGTTGTCTATATCTATTAACAATGTGTTAATATTTACATCTGCAAATACTGGTACACAGTCGCAATACTTGACACAATTCGCAGTAGCCAAAAATGATAATCCTGGAACTATTACTTCGCTGTCTTTTTCTAAATTTAATGAACTTATTGCAGAGTGTAAAGCAGCTGTCCCAGATGACATTGCTATGGCATACTTGTAACCAGTATATTCACACATTTGTTCTTCGAATTGTAAAACTTTTGTACCTTGTGTTAAAAAATCAGAATTCATCACATTTGTAACTGCTTCTGTATCATTGTAATCTATCCATTGCTTTCCATAGTTAATCATTTATAATATTCCTCATTTCATCAACCGTATAAAATAGATCTTCGTTGTCTGATGTGTAATTTAAAATACTGTGTTCTTTTATATTTTTTACAGATTCTTTATTTTTATATACAACAAAATAATTTTCGAATTCTTCAGTTCTAATTGATTCATCTTCTGAAATTAATATTTCATTTATCTTTTCGCCTTGTCTAGTACCAACAAACTTAATTTTTATATTAGGATTTATTGCTTCTACTAACTCAGTTATTTTCATTGATTTTATTTTAGGTATGAATATCTCTCCACCTTTCATATTCATCAATGCAAATATAACTATATCTATCGCCTGTTCAATCTTCATGAAAAACCTAGTCATATCTTTATCTGTAACATTAACTATATTTTTATCAATTATTTGTTGTTTGAATTTTGGTATAACTGAACCTCTAGAACTTAGTACATTTCCATATCTAACACATGACATAGTTGTATATTTTGTAGAATAGCAATTACCATTAATAAATATTTTCTCAAGACACATTTTAGTGCCTCCGTATAAATTTATAGGGTTAACTGCCTTATCTGTGCTTAATGCTACAACTTTTCTGACCTTGCAATCTATAGCAGCATTTGCGACATTCATTGCTCCGAGTATATTTGTTTGTATTGCTTCGAATGGATTATCTTCGCAGGATGGAACTTGCTTTTGAGCAGCTGCATGTATAACAAAATCTATGTCATAAAATGCTCTTTTAAGTCTTTGGTAATCTTTTATATCTCCAATTAAGAAAGAAATCTTGATGCTATTTCCAAACTCTTCTCTCATCAAATCTTGTTTGAATTCATCCCTGCTATAAATGTATATCTGTTGTACATCATAATTATCTAGCAAGTATCTTGTAAATGCTTTGCCAAATGTACCAGTTCCACCAGTTATTAAAATCCTTTTGCCGTTCAGTATATTTGTATTTATCATGTTTTTCTCCTAAAAAAATATTCTGTATATGTATAATCATACAGAATATTTTTTAAAAAACTCAAAATATAATTTTAAAAATTATCTATTCTGAAAATTCTTTTTGAGTCTTCGTTTAATTTTTGTTTTATGAATAACAATTCTTCTAATGAAAAATATGTTATTGAATCTTTGCTCTTGCCTCCAAGGCTACATATTTTATTACAAAGTGTGCCTTTAGTTATTTTTAACTCAGTAGCTAACTGTTTTAGAGATATTTGATTTTCTTTTAACTGGTCTCTTAGGCAATCACTATCAATGATATAATTTAAATCAGCCAAATTAGATAAATATATAATATCTTCAATAGTTATATTTTTAAATAATTCTAATCGTTCTGATATTGTTAACTTATTTTTTTTCTTCATAACTCATATAAAAATCAAACTTATTAATATTAAAATATAAACTATCCCAAAACTCATGGTCATAAAATTTTCTTGAAGGTAACAATGTTTTATAACCTTTATATTTATCGGCTATCTTCTCCCAAAATTTTATAGCTGGCTTATTGCACTTGTAACATTCACCATAAATATTAGTTAAATGCATATTTCCAAATGCATGTTTAAGCAAGCACTCGACCGATTCAGTTCCATAACCTTTTCCAGTATATTCAGGATTAACTATTAATGATATCTCTGCTATAGAGTTTTCATATTCTATGTTTGTGATTCCTCCAAATGCAACAAATTCAGCATTATGATAAAACCCCTCAGCAATGCTCTCTATTGCAAAATATCTATGTTTACTATTTCTATTAGATATAACTTCTTTATAAAATTTTTCTTGCATTTCAGTACTTGTAAAATATGGGGTTCTAAGTGTTTCTATTTTGTCATTTCTCCATTTTATTATATCTATACAATGTCCTAACTCTACACTAGCTAATTTAATCATTTTTATCTCCTCATTTCAAAAATCCAATTAAAATACCAATTATGGCAGATACAAGTGTTGAAATAGCTATAATCTTTTTAGTTTCAGATTCAGCCTTTTTAATTTCTAAATCATATTTAGTTTTAAATGAACATTCGCCCTGTTTCTGACTACATTCATTTTTAGTCATCATCACATCAATGACATGGTCTAATTTTGACTCTACTCTATTGACACTATTTGTTAGTATTCTAATTGCTTCTAGTTCTCCAACACTCATATAATACCTCTTTCACTGTTCTTCTTATGTTTTGTATAACATTAACTTATTTGCTCTCTTGCATAATTTCTATTCAAATATCTATTTTTATTAAGATGTTCTCTTTGTACCTTTTGCCATTCTCTAACTTTATCATTCATTGCTTTTTTATCTCTATCAGTTAATTGTACATCTTTGAGTCTTTTGTATTTTCTTATCTGTCTTTCATTATATCGTTGCCTTTGTTGTTGCTGATAAGTATATTTCTGAGCTTCCTCATATCCCATATCATTTATTAATTTTCTTTCTGCATAATCTATACTGGCGTTAACTTTATCTGTATGTTCCAAGTATACCGACATACCATGCTTGCAATTTGGATGAAATAACCCGTCTAATATTGCTTCATCTACTGTTTTGTATCCTGGAATAGGTTGAATGGAAAGTATCTCGCCTTCAAATTGAGCGCAAACATCACAACTTCTAAAATGTGCTGTAATTTGTACTAGTTCATACCCTCCCTCTTGAAATGCGTTTAGTGAACCCTGTAATGAAGCCCTACCTGACATTGTTCGACCTACCATTTCGCAATATGTGTCTAAGGAATGTTTTGCACCATTTTTATATGTTATACTTTGCAATCCAGCTTTGGCATAGTTATTTAATAGTCTCTGTGAAAATTGTTTTCTTGTCATTACATTTCCTTCTATAAATTCACTTGTTCCTGTTTCAATGGCTATTTTTCTAAATAAATCGTCAGTTGTTCGAATAATTTGAATACCTGTGCCATCCCATGTATTAATTGCCGCTTCTCTGAAAATATTATAAAATCTAATATGATTCTTGTATTCAGTAAATTCAGATGTTATTTTAATCGGAATAGTTGTATTAGTTGGTGCTGTATGTTTAATTAAAGATGAACCATTTTTTATATCAGCAACTACAGGTGAACTTAAACCATTTTGTAATAATTGTTTTTGGGCATCTTTTATTCCAATTAAATAAGAATCTGCTATGCCATAATTTGACCACTTTTTAGCATCTTGCTCAAATTTTACAGCAATCTTTTTCACTTCTTTTTCATAAAACATTCTTATTCTTGAGATATCCCCTGGGTTTTTAATAAGTCTTTCATTAACATTTTTAAGCAATACACCTATTCCAAAAACAACTTCCTCAGAGGCTAATATCAAGTCATCAGCTAAATATTCATAAGTTCCAGCATCCATTTTTATCACCTCTAAGCTTCAGGATTGAAAATGTCTGTTTCACTTTGCATGCTATTTTCTTCTTTGATTTTTTCTACCTCTGCCATAATATCTTCGATTGACCAATTTGGATGTTGCATCTTAACTTTTATTTCTGTGCTTATTGCCCTTGCCTGATCTAAGCTCTTTATAGTTTCACTCATCTCAGAATTATCTATAATTATGGAATCTTCTAGTTCAACATTAAATTCATTGGGGTTATAATAATTATTATATAAAATATCTAATTGTTGAGCTTGTTTTAATATACTTTCTATACCTTGTATCCAGTATCTTTCCTTTTTCCCTCGAGTAGAAAAACTTTTCTTTTCTCTCACCCTCAAAGCAGTTCCAGACTCAGCCATGCCACCAATGTCTAATCCAAATGTCTGTGTAGAATATCCACACATATTTACAATATTCTTAAAAAGAGTTTCGCATGATTTAATATGTTCATCTACTCTCATTTCAAATTGAACGACTTTTATTGGTTCTAGTGATTCGCCGCCCATTCTCCAGCTGCTTAAATTTAGTTTAAGAAATGTCTTTTGAAATTTACTAAACTTATTTAATACAGTTTTCTCGCTGCCATAAATTGTTGTATCTTCCCTTTGTAACAAGTCTTCATCAATAAATATTTGTCCCATGCCTAACTCAATATCCCTTATTAAACTTGTCCATGCTAAGTCAAGGCTATCTAGCAATGGTATACATCCAGAATAATCATTAATTCCCAAGGATGAACCTGGGAAAATTTTATTAGGTCTCATGTTTGGAATATATGTACATCCTAATCCATCTATAGCCCATGCTACATCAACTAAATTTAGGTTCATTGTTTCTTCCAATGATTCCAATGGCATCACATGACCAACTTTGTCAATTGTTCCTTTGTATAATCTGTATTCAATTAAAGTTGTACTTTTTTCAATTTTCCTATTCTCAAATAGCCTATAAAATACACCTGAACTATAGTCTTCTTTCACTGTTCTCCAGAATAAAACTTCTACAAGTCTACCTCTATGAAATGTCGGGAATGCATTTTCTGGAATTACACATGATATTATAGGAAGCTTAGAAATGCTCGTGTCTATGTCTAATTTTAGAAATACACCTGTTAAAGCGGCGGCAATTTCGGCAGCTTCTAACAGTATATTGTTGAATCCATTTTCTTTTATAATGTCTTTCATTCTTTGACCTGATACTGATTTTTCGTCATAAGCATATCTTGGAGACTCAGAAAATAACAAGTTTGCGCTTGTAGCTGCAATATCTCCAGCCGCTGGCATGTTTACAGCGTTTGCCCTTTCTTCTGCGTCTATTCTTGCCCAAAATATTTTGTTTTCAAATTGAGAATTAGCAATCTTTGTTGTATAGTATTTTAACAATTCCTCGGAGCTTCCAGAGTACCATGCCCCATATTCACTATATTTGTCATACCAAAACGACCATTCTAAAGGTGGAAAGTGAGTTCCTTCTTTTATAAACATTTGTTACACCTCGCTAAGATATTTTATAAGTTCTGTATTATCTTTTATTACTGCAAATAACGCTGTTTCTAATACACATATTTTATTATGTTCAAATTCAAAGTTATATTCAAAATTTAAAGCCTCTATTATTTCATGAAGCAATGTTTTCTTTTTTACATCTTCTTTTAAATCCTTATCTACATTTATTGTTAAATTGTTACCACAGCAATTCCCTAGACTTCCATGGTCTCTTGTTAAGTTTTCAGTTTCTTTAATCTCATATTTCATGCCTGCTATTTTTACATTATCAATCATATGTTTAAATTCCTTTCCAATTAAATAAAATCTGTTGTGTTTCAGATTATTGTATACTATTTCAAATAAAGATTCTCTATAATTTTAATAATTATATTTTACTTTAATTGGCTAACCTAATATTTTATATCTAGATGCAGCCCATGCTATTAATGCATCTGGGTAATGGTCATCTTCTTTTGCTATCTGTTCAGTTTGCGTATTACTATAATGATATTTCTTTAATTTATCCTGACAAGTTTTATCTTTTATGTTTATCAAGTCTTTTTCTAGTAAAAATCTAATTACATTTATTCCAAACTCTTTCCATTGTCCGAATACAACAGGTACAACAGTAGTTGAGCATCTTCTCTTCTTCATTATTTTCCTTAATGTTATATGCCCATCTTTTGGATTACTGTCGCAGTACAATGTTGTGATTCTTTTATCTATGCATATTTTTATTATTTCTTCACATCTTTCTGTAAGCTCCCAGTACTCCCAGCTTTTAGATTCAGGTATATTTATATATTCTTTCAAATCTTCTATGATATGCAATACTGTGCAAGTATGTCCCCAGTCAACACCTGCTTCAAGGTCATTTTTCTTTTCATATGTAATGTTGAATCCTCGTTGCCATGCTCTATCAACTGATTCAAAATCAAATATTGTATCGCCAACTTTAGGACGCTTTAAAAGATATTCAGAATCCCACATTTCTTTAGTAATCTGTTTTCTTTTTCTTTCTATTTCTTCAATTGTCCAGAATCCACGAGGTTCGGTTACTTCATGAATACACCATGGATATAATACAGCTCCTGTTTTATCTCTTGTATCTATAATATCTGTCATTAGCCCGAATGCATGATGTAATGTTGAGCTTACAATTATGTTGTCCTTTATACCTCTGTTTGCTTTAGGTTGACCAAATGCAGCATCATAAATAACTTTTGCCATCTCGTCGACTTCATCTAATCTCAATTTTTGTGGATGTGGACCTCTTACAGATTTAGGTGATGCCGCCAATGCTTCAATCCAACTGCCATTATGTAATTTGTATCCTCTTCCTCCTATTTCACTGTTGACTAATAAATGTCTAGGCATGCCAGGTAAATCCCATAATATTTTTAAATATGATACAGCTTTCATTGACTGTTCTAAGCTTCCTCCGAGTATTGTTATTCCACATCCATGCTTAAACACAGATTCCAGAAATCCCAAAATTGATAAGTCAAAAGTTTTACCACTTCCTCTCATTGCATACCATATACTAAAATCATCTATTTCTGCATATGCTGCCCATAGTGCATCTAGTGGTGACTTATGATTATTTTTTACGCAGTATTCTTCATCTGAGGCAGGTGATGGAAATCTACTTCCTAACACAGTTGCACAATATACAGCTAAATGTTCTTTTGTCTTTGGTGCAATACATTCAAAGTTAGATCCGACATCCCGAACATTCATAATAATTTTATTATCATATATCATTTTGGCTTATTGTCCTTTTGCTTTTGTGATTTCTTATCTTTAGCCTCTGGAACTGGATACAACAATTCAAATGCTCTTTTTATTCTGTCATCACTAAACTCAATTTTAAGTGTGTTTTCTTTCTGAGAATTTTCGTCCTTATCATTTCTCTTCCATTTTTCAGGTAGCATGTTACACAAGGTAAATATTATAGCTGTATCACTTGGAGGTATATGTTTTGTTATTTTCTCTGTTCTCGTATCCTTGCCTGTAACAGTTTTTGTTTCTGTAACCTCATATCCCATGCATTTTTTATATAATGAAGATTCTATATGTTCAGCTAAATTTTGCTTGCCTTTTACTATTGCGTCTTCTAATGCAGGGTATTTCTTTTTAAATGCATACCATGTGGTTTCACCTATTCCAAGTTTTTTATATATAGTTGCTTGTGTTTCGCCTATTCTTATCCATTCTTTTATGTCTTCTAAATATGGCTTAACATACTTTACATAGTTCTTTTCTGACATTCTAAATCCTCCAATTAAAGTAAAATCTGTTGTTTATATTTCTATGATATCTACTATATCAAGTTTTTACAAACAAAACAAAAAAGACTTCTAAAGTTGAAGTCTTTTTTGTTAATTATATTTTATTTAGTTAGGTTGACCATTTTTAAGTGAATCCACTATTGAGTCTATTATTTTCCATTTGATTATTTCTGACAAAAATATTTCTACTTCATTCTTGATACTTTTTCCCATTATATTTTTCAAAGACATTGCTATCAATATGTCTTGCAATTTTGATGTAAAAACATTTTCATCATAGTTCATTACAAAAAGAGTTAATTCATATAATTCCTTGCTAATCTTTTCTTCATCTTCTATATTTTCTTTTATAATTAGCAATCTCTTTTCTAATTCAATATGGATTTCTCTTAGCTGTTCCTTTGTTCCATCTTTCAATTCATCACTCATAATAATTTCCTCTTTTTCTCATAATTTTACTTTCATTTTCATATTCTTCATCATCAAATACCATTGAGAAATTATATTTAACTTTCATATATCTTGTTTGTAAGTCAATAGTATATTCAACGACATCATCTTTAAAATAAAATTCATATTTATTTACTTTGAATTCCTTATTACTATTTCCAACAAATGAATTCTCCTTTAAATTTGTAGCTACTTTTTCCATCTCAGACACAAATGCTGTTAATATATCTAAATAATTTACACATTCTATGAATATATTAAAC